TGTTTGCTGGTGATATCTACGCAGGACCAAAAGGATACAGTCACGAACAGCGTTCAGATGATGACCTAACAGATGATGACCTCCATCTAATGGGTGCTGAAACGTGTGTTCAATGTGAGAACTGGGAACACAAATGCACCTGTGAGTAGGGTATACTCATGTATTACTTTAATGATCGAAAGGTTTTTATGTTACAAGATTTAATTAATTTGCTTAATGCAATGAAGAAGAATAGTGATTACAAAGATGGGTGGGATAAGTTAGAGCCACTAATTGGGTTAAATGGTGTAGTGTCGTTATCGTGGCCGCAATGGCGCCTTAAGATTGTTACATTTCGTATGCCTAAAGATTGGGACGGCAGTACCGAACAGGCAGAAGAAATACGCACCATTGACAATTTGTATTGGCACAACGATCAAATCATATGGATTACCGACAAGAATAAGAATCAATACGATGAATCTACACTTGTGCGTGTAACTATTGCCGAGATCATTGACGAGTTTCTATCTGGTAAATGGACTCCACCTTGGAAATGCGGATATTGCGTCTCGCGCCACAAAGGTATGCTACAACCTAGATACTAATGCCTACACGTAAACGTAGTAATTATCATCCTGTCTGCTATGTTGTGTCCGGTAACGGGCACAATGTAGCAGTCAGTAATCAATTTGTAGCAAAAATCATCTACCAATTATGGATACAGTTAAGTGTCAGTAAAAACATCGCCACAACAGTGACTATTGACGCATACATGTCTCCTAACTCGTGGTCTACGTGGAGTCGTAGACACATCATTGCTTTATTGAATGGCACTTGGACCAAACGGCTAATCTGTAAAGCAACTGTTGCTAATGGTGAATACAAAGAACATATGTACAACACACAAATAAAAATCACAGGCGATGAATATGAATCATTTGCCAAACACACATACTCAAAACTATCCAGACCAGTAGCTCACGCATTACACAATGCATTGATGTATCCAAATATCTTGCAATTGATTCTGCGAGCGCCTACTGCACTATCTGCACGTGTTGCATTAAAGGTTGAGGGATACCTCAAATGGCAAGACGGAACAACAATTAACCATATCGATAAAGTGTGGGAGTACCTGCACTTTGAAGTCAGACGAACCGGAACATGACAGTGATCTAGGTTGGAAGCTTTTATTCTTCTGGATAAGTATGTTGATAATGCTTCTTCATCGACGTATCTTTGATGGGAAATGAAAACTACACAATATTCAGAAGCTCTATTTCAAAAACAAGTGATTACACTGTTGACTGCTTGTGGCTACACAGTTATAGAAGTTGGTAAATCACGTGGCAAAACAAAATGTCCGTCGTGTAACAAATATCATTACTCAACTGGATGGCAAGGCAATACTGTAGGCGCACCTGATTTATACATACATAAACCAGAGTGGTTAGGCATTGCCATTGGTATAGAGCTTAAAACACCGAAAGGAGCCGTACGCAAAGAACAACAAGAACTAGCAAATAAAAGCGTGGTAACGATATGCAGAACACTAGAAGATGTAGTCAATGCTGTTACCGCGATAGACAGACGACTGAATGTAGAAAGTAAACTGGAGAAATTAAATTGGATTCTGTAATTAAATGCCCTGTAGCATTTACAAATCATGACGTATGGGTAGATACATCACAATACGACAGGATATATGTAGCAACTAAAAATGATGACAGAAACTCATTTTTAAGCGTAGATAAAGACGGTTGGTTTTTCATACCAGCATGGACTCTAAAAGAAAATGCTGAAAAGTACATTGAGTCACATGATTTAGTTGGCGTACATGAAATTATCAACATTTCCGTTACTGAGTTGTGTTTACTTGCACGTGCAGTAATGATCAATGGCGTACCTATGTTGGTATCTGGCACTAACATTGCTGAAAACATACTTAGCTCATATGCACCTACACCTACAATATATTCATGTATTACAAGTATGTGGCATTACGCTGAAATAAGTGGCGAAAAAGTTCGCACAGAGAATGGAGAACTATACGTACAGCTATCCGCATCAGTGCTGATGGCTAAACTCTACAATGACAAACCAGAACTATTTCAAGCCATTATTGATGATGAGCTTGAGGTCAAAACAATGATGTTTAAACAGTTAGTACAACAGGAAGAATATGTGTATACAGACGGCGAATTACTCAATGTAAAGAAAGGTTTAGAGACCAGCAAGGTTTTACGAAAGGAAATAGAAGATAACAATGTTTAATCCACGTGATCATTTTTTAAATCTGAAAGGTAAACAATATTTACCTGTAGCACCACGTATTGCATGGTTCCGAGAGGAACATCCAGACTGGACAATTATGACGTATGCAGTGCCCGAACTTTCGGGTACTGACTACTGTACATTTGCTGCTGAGATTCATGATGCAACAGGCCGACTGATTGCAAAAGCACATAAAACTGAGCATGAGAAACACTTTGCCGATTACAGGGAAAAAGCAGAAACTGGTGCAATTGGTCGAGCACTTGCACTGTGTGGATACGGCACGTTGTTTGCTCAAGAGTTAGAGGAACCTGTTACGCCAGCTGGTGACATACGCATAGTTGATGCACCACAGCAAGCTAAGGCCAATACGCTTACTGCTGGTAAACAGTTTGCATTTGAGTGCAAACGTATATGGGGTACAGACATCACACCATCAGATATGAAACGTGTGTTTGCACGTCTTGCTGGACATACAAACACTACAGAAGAAAACTTGAAATTGGTTATAGAGGTATTACAGGGATTCAATAAACCAGAAGAAGCAGAAGCAGTATTTTTAGCAATAGAGGAAGAAGGACTCAATGGATAAATCTAAGTTTGATATTATTGGTGACGCATATTACGATGTCGAGACAGGTGAATACGCTGGCCCAGTAGACGGCTGGCTTGGCGAGGAACTGGTATCAGAGGATGACGTGCTACTTGCTATGCAGCGTTTACTTAAATACGAGACGGAGCTTAAAGCTGAGCAACTAGCAATGCAATCTGTTGTTGATCGATGCAAGCAAATGGTCAAAGACAAAGAACGTAAAGTTCAATGGTTGCAAGCACGATACGGTGCGCAGATTGCTGACTTTGCCAAGACACAACTCGTAGGTAAAGCCAAGACATGGAAATGTCCGTGGGGTCAAGTTGCATTTCGCAATACTCAACCGACGTTTACTATTCACGATGAAGCAAGAGCTGCTCTGGTTATTCCTATAGGAACCGATGCTGTACAGATAAACTACAAGGTATACAAAAGCAAAATACCAAAAGAGGTTCAACTTACGCTTGTTGAGCAGTATCCTGACATATTTTCTGTGACAGAAGCCACAGAGAATGTATCTATCAAAGCATTGACAGCAAGCGACACTGAGGAGTAAGATTGCATTGCCCCTGAAACTATATCAACACAGGGGTAAACAACTACCAAATAGGGACCACGGCATAAACACCGTGGTCCTTTTGTCCCACAGAAAGAAAGAGAATGAGTGACGAATTAGTTTACATTGGCAGTATTCCAGATGCAGTAAGCGTTACTGATGTAGGTTTACAGTTTAATCACGACATTGAATATGATCAGTGGTTGCGACTGATGGCTACACTGCAACAATTAACTACAGCGTTTCAGTTTGCAATCGGAGACGCACTTAACTATGGACAAAAACGTTATGGTGAAAAGTATGCACAGGCTATGGATGCTACTGGCTGCGCTTATCAGAGCCTTGCTAACTGGAGCTGGGTTTCTAATCATGTTCCTATTAGTAACCGCGTTGCAGGTCTTAGCTGGACTCACCATCGCTTGGTTGCAAATATGGGAACGGAACAGCAGAAGCAAATCCTAGAGTCTGCAAAAGCACGTGGAATATCTGTAACAGAGTTTGAACGTGAGTTGAAAGGCGAGAAAGAAGAAGAAAAGAAACCACTTAAAACAATAGAAATACCATCAGGCTGGTCAGTTGATGATGTCAACAAGGCACTGTCTTTGATTAGTACTACACCAATACCACTACAAGAAATATATGACGCAGGTCTTACTAAGTTATCTGAAGATGATGACGTTCAACGAGTAAGGTATTGCGATCAATGTCCATATAACCAATAAGGAATTCCAATGATTACTGTATTTAACGGCAAGTCTTTTGGCTTGTCCGGTGCATCGTCGTCTGGCTTTGTGCAGATTGACAGACTCCTTGTCAATCACATTGCAAGCTTTACACCGTCTGGATTCATAACATTCATGGCTTTGGTTATGCATGTTGATAATGAGGGATACTGCTGGCCTAGCATTAAACGTTTATGTGAATGCACAGGCTTGTCGGAGACAACAGTAAAGACTGCACTACATCACCTGTCATCAATGAAAATCAATGACTGTCGATTGCTGGAAATCAATGGCAGAACTTCTCCTAATGGGAGAACAACAAGTAATGGATACAAACTGTTTCCAGATTCTGTACAGCACTCTGAAGATGTAAAGGTACAAGCAGTAAAGCAAGTACAGAAGGAGGTAGCTAAAGAAAATGATCCTGCATTTCCTTTAATGCAAGCATTTATGATCGAAAGATGGGGTCCATTTTCAAGCGAGAATATTACTGATAAGGATTGGAAAAATAATAGGTTAATCATTTGGCAAATGCATAAAGCTGGCGTCAAGCCGTGTGATGTTATTGAAAAAGTCAAGACACTCAAAAGCAAATGGCAATTAGAGATGATTACTGTTAGATCACTTTGGAAGCATTGGGATACATATGCTTCATCGACGTATGGGAAAGTTACAAAAACTGCAAAGATAGAGGATTGGTTTAATGACAACGACTGATAAATTACTGGCGATTCTTTCACAACTACCTAGCTCAATACCATGGACAGAGACGAGCGATACCGTGTATAGGGTTGCAGTCAAAGGTTTACCAGATGAAGATATCAAGCTTGGTATGCAACGCATTCTTACACGCACAAAATTTCGCCCTACTCCATCTGAGGTTCTACTAAACGTAGCAATAGCAAAGTATGGCGATGCGCAACCACACATGGTTACTCAGGACATATCGGAAGCAATACGTCTTGGCCTTGACCCAAATAAACTTCATCCTACAGTTGTACTAGTGTTGCGTAAGACTGGTGGATTACGTGCATGGCGAGTAGAGCCACCACTTAAAGGGCAACAACTTGCCGATGTTATTAGTGAAGTGTTATTGGTCAGATTAACGGATTACATTAATGAGCAACAGTAAGAGTCTTGGTTTTAACATAGAGATTCCATACGATGTTATGAGTGAGCAATCACTCATAGCATCTATCCTTCTCGGTGGCAATAAACTATTCAAGTCAATGCAACGCATTGATAAGTCTATGTTCTATCGTGTTGCCCACAGTTTGATATGGGATGCATATAAAGCTGTAGATGATGCCAACAAAGAAATAGACATTGTCACGATCAATGAGGAATTAGTAAAGCGTAATGCGCTAGAAGCATGTGGTGGCCTTGCATATCTGATGCAGTGTGCAGAACTGCTACCAACTACAGGTCACTGTAATAGTTATGCTGACCTTGTATGGGAATACCATAAGAGGCGTGAGATTATATTTGCATCCGAACATGCAAGTAAGCGAGCATCTACTGGTGATGATCCTACTGAAAATATAATCGCCGATTTAAATAAATCTGTTACATTCATTCAATCCGGAAAGGCTGTAGATGATTTATCTGTATTAATTTCTGACATTACAACAGAAGCTATCCACCGCACTGAAGACGCAATAGACTACAGTGTTTCTAGCGGATTTATGGACGTTGACAGTATTACTGGTGGATGGCGTGACGGTGAGTTGATAATTGTTGGTGGTCGTCCGTCGATGGGTAAGTCAAGTCTCGGTTTACAGTATGCATGGAATGCAGCTATTGCATTACGAAAGGAAGAAAAGCGTACCGGGGTTCTAATCGTTAGCGCAGAAATGTCTAAGGCTATGGTTACCGCTAGAATGCTTAGCATATACAGTGGAGTAGACAGCCAATCTATACAGTCAAAGAAACTATCTAGTTACGATAAAGACAGTCTCTCAGTTGTTGCTCGAACAGCCAAGAGCCTAACAATACAAGTAGTTGCTGATCAAACAGTTACACTACAATCGATCAGGGAAGCAGCCAACAGCATGAAGAAAACTGCCGAGGTTGGGTTGATTGTAGTTGATTATCTACAGATGATAACGATGCCAGCAAATGTCAAGTCCGAAAATAGGACTAGAGATATTGGTGTGATTAGTCGTGGACTGAAAGACATTGCCCGTGAGTTTAACTGTCCTGTGATAGCACTATCATCATTATCTCGTGCAGTGGAGCAACGACAAGACAAGCGACCAATGATGTCAGACTTGCGTGAGTCTGGTGATATTGAATCAGATGCAGACGTGATTCAGTTTATTTACAGGGCTGGATACTATGAAAAGAAACAGGCAGATGATCACATAGATGATATTGATAAAGCAGAAATCATAACGGCTAAGAACCGTAATGGTAGAACAGGCGTATCACTTCTCAACTTTGAGAGCAAATACGCCCGATTTACAGACTTTACGTTAGACGACCTGTTTCTTTAAATAGACCTTTTTTTGGTCACTATTGACGATACAGTCAAAACCAAGATTACGGGCAATATCTCTGACAGGTGCATACGATTTGCCATCACGTAAAATACACTGAATGGCCAGTGCTTCACCGTTGAGGACTGGCCCATCTTCCCAAGCCAATACAAAATCATCCCCAATGACAAGCCGAACAAAATCACGGACAGGCGCGAATGTCCTTCCGTTTTGTACCAATGCAAAAATGTGTTTGTCTCCATTGACTATCTTCCAATCTTGTCCGTTTTGAACAAGAGACCACGGTCTAATAAAGTAAATAATGTCTTTATTTCGGTTTCTGTACAACGGACGGTGAGCTACTTCATATCCATTACGACTTCCATCGTTATTACTGTTCCCCTCAATTGAATACCAAACACCCGCTTCATCTTGACCTTCTACTATTCCAATATGAAATGCGTCTTGCTTGCCATTTGGTAATGTTTTAACTAGTAAAACAAGATCACCCGGCATGGGAGCACGATGAAGTACGCCATGTTTTTTAGCCACAGCTAACCAGACATCGCAGTCTGCACTAAAGCATAAAGGCCAATCCAAACCACTCTTACTTTCCCATTCCGATGCTACACCGCTTACAAATGACGCACACCAAAAGCTTCCAATAGGAGCGTTGACCAAAGTGTTCCATCGATCAATCAATGGTCCGCAGTTACTACCAACAGGTTGTTCACTTACTCCGATGTATTTTCGTGCAATATCTACAAAGCTTTGCATTACTGACCAACTTCCTCAATAATTTTCTGAACATCTTCATTATTCAGTGGTTCAAAATTCTTTTTGTATCGACGTTTTTGTCGCGCACGTAATCGTTCAGTCCTATCCGTACTCTCAAATATAATAGGTGACGTAGGCATTCCCGGATATTTAATATCCTGCAAAGTAACATCCCCACTATCTGGAATACCTTCCCATAATCCAGCTAATCCATGCTTATTAATCATGTCAATAGCATTGGGGTAATCGTATTGATACTCCATCATTTCTTTCAACGCTGCACCACCAGACGTTTTAAGTATCTTGAGTCCAGCTACATCATCTACAAATGGACTTTGATAAGCATTTTCAATACCAATCAATCTTCCAAACATATTCATTCGTAAATTTGTAACCTTTGGATCATATTCCAAATTCAATTCTGGGGAGCGATAAATCAATTGCTCTAGTTCACGTAGGAAGTTCTGTATAGGAATAATTTCATGATCTATCGCCATTCGACTTGCACCATTTGGGTATTGTGCCAACACTTTGCGCAACAATAGTTCGTAAGGATGTCCTCGCATTGATGACAAAATTTGATCTTTATTTGCGCGTAAATATTCTAATCCCGGATGCTTTTGGAATGATGGCTTACCATCAAATTCCTGCCCAGTAATCATACTCCTCATAGTGCCATACATTGGGTTTAATCGATCAATAAAATAAAGTTTAGTCATTTCCTTAGCAATAGCTGCTGGAGGTGCCATGCCATCATTAATGTTTTGCTCAATATTTAACGCTGGAGTTACTAAAAACTTCTGCCATCCCATAATTGCTGGAGGATAGTTAATCTGTACATCACCAATAGTACGTACGCGTCCAGCAGCCCTTAAATTATTTTTATCAATGATTGGCTTCGGTTTAACAGTCCACATCATTGCATCGCCTTCGTCTTGTACTCCAGCAATGTGTGTCCAAATAGTGTCGCTTACTTGTTGCCCAGCTTTTTTAGCAATAGCAGACTTGCTTACTTGAGCAATAACCTCATTATTAATCCAGTGTAATGTAGCCAAACCAATCAATGCTGTAGAAACACGTCGTAAATATTCAGCACCCGGAGTAAATACACGGGTACCTGCTTTTGGAGTATTAAACTGCAAAGCGTCAAAGAAACGAGCTTGTGGACCAACGTCTACAACGTTGTAACCAATACCTCCATCAAATTTCTTCAATATAGGTCGCATTGCATTATTAAGCATCATTCCACTAGCTAACTGCAATGCAGCTGGAACAAGAGTAATATTCCCAACCGCCTTAAACCAGTTTGGAGCAGTGTACAACTGTGAAGCTGTGTAATACTTTTCTTGCAACTTAGGGTTTAATCCGGGATCTGTACCAGCAGGTACACCTGTAAGAGTGTTTAAAACACGGGCGTAATTCTTTTTGTACTGCGTAGCCACGTATTCCATTTGCCCTCTACTTGCATTATCCCCTAATGCAAATGCTGGCAAATTGTTATCAATATATGCAGCATATTCAAGCATCATCTTGATACGCAAAATATCTGTACTCATAACACCAGCGCGTTCAGTAGCTCCAACTAATGGGTATCGTTGAGCAATAACGCCCTTTCCAATAAATTCACTTTGTGAAAGTTGAATAGGAATATCCTCCATAGCCATTGCTGGATTTAAAGCATTCATTGCCGATGCTGCTTCATACCACTCACCATATTGTGTTGATAATCCAAGTTCATTTAAATCAGCAATTGTATATGCACGTTCAGGCATGTTAACTCCTGAGATTACAGGTTTAACATATTTTCCACCTACAGTTCGCTGATGAATAAACGGTATACCTGCACCAATCCTACTTCCCGGAGTGCCGTATTTGTCGAATAATCCCTTAATGACTCCGTGATATGCCTTGTCTCCATACGCAGTATCTTTTGAGTGGCCAAGGAAAAAGCTTGCCATTTTTTGCAATGGCGTAGTACCAAGCATTTTTTGAGCACCCGGCTTAGTAAAGTTTGGAGCAAGTCCCGCAAGCCCATAAAATTGCATCGCTGTATTTTTGGGATCCATAAATGTGACCATAAAGTTCTGAAGGAATGGTCGCGCAAAGTCTAAGCTTAATCTCTGAACAATGTTTGTAGCGTTAAGTTCAGTCCATGCACCATTTAAGAATTTATTTAAACGAGTCCGTCCCGGTATGACTCTGTATTGCAATGCACGTAATTGACCCGGACTTAAACCAAACGATGGAGTAGTTGATCCAGAACTAAACAATGTATTCCCGACACTTTCAAAATCAGCTGATGGAATAGACATGTAAACATCTTTTCCATCTACAGATATGCCAATTTGATTATTGTCAGGGTCATTCTTTAGAATTAAACGTTCTGGCTCACGCACTACAAACATTTTGTCAACAATATCTGTATAGCGCTGTTGCCTCCATTGATTAAATGCTTCTGGATCAGAATGTACATCCGGATCATATGGCTCAAGTCCATCTACTAAATTCATTTCTTCTTGCGTAAACGGATCGATGGCATCTTCAAAAATATCACCACTACTCAACCATGTACCCTTGCGAGCATTATTTACGATAGCCGATTGAGTAATGTCAATCTCAGCACCAGAATCTGGCTGCAATATCTTAGACACACGATAATCGGCGCCCATTTTTGTTCGCCACTCTTTAGGTATGATTGTTGGGTCGTTTTGCTCAGCTTCTGCTACCAACATTTTTGCTACAAAAATGTCATGTGGAACAATAGAGTTTTGAGCTAAATTGTCAAGGCGTTCATATGTTTCAGCAGAAGCGTCTGGCATGTATGCCTGTGCAGCAAGACGTATCAAATCTGATGCACTTTGTTGACGATACTCTTGAACACTTTGTAGTTGTGTAATAGTGCCGTTGTCGTCAGTAATAGACCTGTAACTACGGAATGGGTTAGATAAAAGTTGAACAGTATATGGTACTGATGGGTCAACCTCAGCTTTTGGGTCAACAATCTTCATTCGCAACGGACTAGTTATTCGATATAAGTAGATTCCTCGCTCAAGAGAAGGATCATGAAATGGAACATTACGCATAATGACCACTGATCCATCACGTAAAAAATTTGTTTTTTCTACAGGAGATAACGTATTGATATCAAACAATCCCTCCGGAACACTTCCGTTGACGGCTGCTTGATACTTCATTCGATATCCGGGTGTAGTTATTGGATATCTATTACCAAGCACATCTCCTTTAAGTAATGTCAGTGGATTACTTGGGTCAACAACTACGGGGCGAGATTGATTTAAAGCAAAATCAACGTTGTACAATCCGCCTGACCCATCTCTCATCAATAACTGTTTCTGCGTTTTAAACGAGTTAGGAACTAGCGTATACTTTTGACTCTTCCAATTGTAACGAGCAGATGACATTTCACGTTCTTGCAAATCAAGAATATGTGCAGTTGCATACAGCAATTGGCTTGCTTTCTCATTGACTGCTGGATTAGGGTCTGCTAGTTGTTTAAGAAAATTAGAATAACCAGCAACGTTATTGCGACCAAATACCACATCACGGACACGAGATAAGGCATATGCAGCACCAGTTGAACGATAGTAATTGTCTGCAAATCGCAATTCTCTACCATTCATAACTGTATCCATTATGTCAATCATCTGTAATGGATAACCCTGTGTAAAGAAATCACCGACATTGTTTCCGCGTATAGGCATTTCCATAGCTGACAATGCATCTATAGCAGTCGGTTGACCGTTGTAATCTTGCACGGATGTTGTAGCAAGTTTTAATTCGTCAGGTAAACCTTCATTGAATGCTGCAACAAGATTTGCTATTCGGTCATGCATTGTCATGTTGCGATCTGCTCGCGTAGTACGACCAGTAAAAGGCTTTGCAAAAGCATAGTACATGTCATAAGCAAACTGCTCTAACATATCCTGCCGAACAGTTGGATCATCTGTTTTGTGATCTAACGCATTATTTAATTGATCAAAAAACTGAACCAATCCCTTATACTCTGGTGCATCAACATTTAAAAGGAACTCGTTGGAAGACTCGTCATATGCAAATCGTGAGTCATACATCATTTGATCCCGGCCAATAGACATACGGAACAATCCATTATTGTAAATAAAATCACCTACTGGATTAATGGCATTATCATTCAGTCTATTTAAAAAGTCGGTTCCTTCAAGCGTAATACCGCCTTCGTCATTAATTAATCCCTGCGTCATCATGTGGTCGAGAATGTCTGCCTCTACAGATGCACGTCCAACCTTCATCATTCCACGCATATCTACGCCAGCTGCTCGCACATGCTTAAACTGATCAGCAAAATATGCGCCAATACGATCAGCAGCAGTTTCAGTTGAAGGACGATTACCTTGAAAATCTACTGATGTTCCAGTTAAAATTTTCTTTTCCAAAGCAATTTGATCAGAATAATCTGTTAAGCCAACTAGTGTTTTTTGCACTTGCGACACACGTCGATTAATGTCGTACAACACTGCAGAGAACTTACTGTTGTACTCTCCTGAGTATCCGTGTAAACGTGGCTGCACTGTTCCATCTAGGTCTGCTAACGCTTCACTGCTAACTAACATACGTACAGTAGTGTTCCTAGATAAACCTTTCTTCCCAGTGCCAACACGCAATGTCACAGGCATTTCAACTACGTAATACGAATTCTTAAGTGGAACTGACTCGTATTCTCTGGTAATGCCTTTAGAAGAAGCCTTTACAAAACGACCTTCACTTACGTCTGTGTCGCGCAGATGTAAGTGATTTGGGAAGAATCCATCTTTATCAACACCACCATCCTGCGAAACACTCACGTAAGTAATAGGTTCACCCATTGCATTGTCAACAAACGCGGTGCTGAATTTACCCTGATTAAATCTAGAGTCCATTGCAACAATCTGATCAACAACACGTCCCTGCAAACGGAATCCATATCGTTGTTGCATAGAGTCATCTTCACCAAACAATCGCAACTTTCGATTAGATCCATGAATTGGAGTAAACCAAAAATCGCGTGGATTGTATGTTCCATTGCGAACGTTATCTACAAACATTTGTGTTAACGTTTCATCTTTAAATGGAGAGTTAATCTTGCGACCATTGATTACGTGTTCGTAACCATATGTTTGACCAACGCCAGTACCAAATCCAGAATCCACCCAAATACGCACCATGTCTTTTGGAGAATACATGTGTACATATGCTCGACCCTCTAACCGACCTTTAGTTGGTATGTTTAGGCTGATGTAATCACCTTGCCGTAATTGAGGATATGAAACTGTTCGGCGCCCAGTGTTATATTTAGCAAATGGAATTGGAGATGTCCACTGCTGTTGAAATTTTCCATCTGCTGTTCTTAAGATGTCAGCAGGACTTGTACGGGCTAAACCCTTCCAAGCTGCACGTAACGGACCACCAACCTCTTGGAATATAGATGCGGCATCACGATCAATTGACATTGCAGCATTGTTTGCTATTGGTGCTTCAAAGTTAGAGATTGTTGTTAAGAAACCACTGACAAATGTTTCGTGTGCAAATGGATGCCAATCTTCTTTTAAAGATATTCCATCTACGTCAGCAAGATCAGCCCAAGCAGCTCGCAAGTCCAATGAACCAAATTTTCTTCTGTATTCACGTGCAGCTTCTAACTGAGTCATAACTGGATATAACGGATGAGTTTCATTGATGCGACTTAAAAAGTCAGCACCCATTGGTAACAATGATTCTAAAAGCCTCATCTGATTTCCATCAGAAACGCCATGGAATAAAACATGTCCAACTTCATGTGCAAGAGTTGCAGCATTTCTATCAGCACTCATATCACTAGCAATCATCATCAACTTATGTGTTGCTTTTGCTGCCTTATTCTGTAGGCTTAACGTAGCACCATAAACTTGTTGTTTTGATTTTTCAGTACCAATGTGGTCACGCATACCAACGTTAGTTAGACTCATGATCTTCTTGGTAGTAAACAACACTCGACCGCTATTTAAATAATAATCCTGTCTGCCACGAGCAATCATATATGCGCGGAAGGCATTGACCTGTTCTGGTGTTAAAGCCTTTGTTGTTGACATAAATTGAGCAAATGACAATGCTGAATTTTGAATAAATGCTTGGACGATTTGCTCTCGTGTTCCAACCGCTCGTAATCCGTTAATAATTTCAGCGCGGTGTTGTGGTTGCTGGCTCCCAAGCAACATACTCAATTTGTCGTTTGCATGGCCAAACGCAAAATTGTCGTAGAGTTTTGCTAAACCAGTAGCTAACTGATTGACCATGTTTAAATCACCAGCCAACTTTTTTGCTGGTTGCAATGCAGCATCCGACATTATCTGACGATAAATGCCTTTAATTCTGTTGATGTCATCTGCTTGCTGTTGATTCGTGTATTCAGATGTATCTATTTGGTTGTACATGTCATACAACAATTTAGCAGTGGCTGGTTTGATTGCTCTCAATTGACCTTCTGCAGGTTCAGAAAAAATACTATGTCTACCAGATGCGTTTGTTGTAAATATAACAGCTTCATTGCCAGCTTCCGACAATGCCTTTAATGTTGTAGCAATCTGGTGCGGAACATCGTTATATCCAGCTCTAAATGAAGCATATGTTCCAGTTTTGTCTATACGTGACCACTGTGTTACAAAATCATCCGGTTTAGTTATGGACAATAACTCTTTTTGAAAATCTGTTTTACCAGTAAGTTCATCTTGAATTATCATGCGTACACTAACAGCTAATTCCTTTGCAGTAAACTTTGCATCATGACGAGCAAGTCCACCAAACAATTCGCTTATTCGCCTGTTAATTTTTTTGACTACGGATTCGTCTGCAGATGTAGGTATAACCTTAAGCCCACCTTCTGTAGGTATTCCATCTCTAACAGCTCGATTTAAAGTCCTTACTGTCTCAGCACTCCATTTATTTTGTGCTGCATCCATAACACCAGAAGCTGTTAACGATACGTCACCAAGGTTTTTATTACGAACGGGTGACACAACTGTTAACGGGTTAATAGCCTGTACCTGCTTGTCACCAAACAGTTTTACTTGTTCTGACGGAACATCAGACGACGCTAACTCTAATTCACTAGTCAATACTTTTGACAGTACTTCACGCATACCAGCATAGTTGCGAGCATGCATTGCCAGTAAATTAGCTCTCTCTGCTGCATTCTGATCGTGAACAACCAATCCATCAAATCCAGTGTCACTACTAATTGCGTATGTAACAACTGATGGATTGTCATCCAGAAATTCAGGAAGCATTGGGTCAATTGCACTGCTAACAAACATAGCATCCGCAACACTAGTGTCAGGATTAATTTTTACAACGTCAGGGTTATCACGATCGATAGCCATGCCAATTTTTTCAATGTCTTGCACATTGCGTCTTTGCCCAAAGATATTGATTGAGACTTCACCATTAGCAACATCAATAGATACTTCTTGCGATTTAATTGCATCCGATAAAAATGTTAATTGCTCCTTAGCCATACGAGTTACTTGCCGTAACATGCGAACAGAGTTTTCTCCAAATGCAATTGATCTGGCAGTACCCATCTCACGTAACGGATCACTAATAAGTGAGTCATACATGTTTTGCATAATGTTTAACTGTATGGCTAAAACGTCTTGTGGCGCGTCTGCAAACTTTTCAAGTAACGGCTGCGGAACTTTAATAACAGCGTTATTAAAGTTGTTCAACGCCGTCATAAACTTATCTTGTATGCTGGATTCTTTTTGTTGGTTTTCAACCTTAGCTGAAAAAGTATTTATTGCCTTTTGTAAGATAGCAATCTGTTCTCGTTTTTCAGCTATTGGAATATTTACGTCAGCATTAATAGCGCGTATTTGATTCTGAAGAATTGTAATTTGGCCTTTATCAACTTCTTCGCTTAAATTCTGCGTTTCTGCAGCCGACCCTTCTTCACCCTGTGATACTAATTTGCCACCAGCAACATCACTGTCACCAAGAGCGGTAATAGATTTGTAAGACAGTCCAACTTGAGTATAGTAATTTTGTAACGTTTCGTATGCGTTCTCTAACTGACCTAATGCTGTTTCAAAGTTTTCATCGAGATGCACATCTCCATCCATGTAAAGCAGACTTAGTTGTTTAGAATTGCTTAAGATGTTGTCCAGATGCCTAAATGCTGCAAGGAACGTATTGCGACGTGGCTCTACCTCTGCGTCTCTTGCTTTGCCAATTGCCTGTTCATCTCCAGATTCTTCAGCTAACGCCAAAGCTTCTTTAGCAGCATCCCACCCATATAAATGTGCATACTTATCAAGTAAAGTTTTTACGTCTGAGATTTTAAACGTACTGAGTGCATTAACAACCTGCGTAAAGTTCTTGATATTGGTTAAACGCTGTACGTTTAATTTACGTAATCCAGCAATGTCATTTTCTTCTAATGCAAGTTGTGCTTTTTCTGTTTCAGTTAAATCCTCATCGCCTGTACGCCTGCCATTAACTTTATCTGCAGATACAAATTCGTCAACAACTGCATGATCCATAATTTCATCAGCAGCTTTATTTACAGCTTGCATCGACTCAACAGCAGTTATATTAGTAACTGAGTTACCATTTCGTAAAACGGTATCAACACCATTGCCAGTGTCACTTCCGTTATAAGTCGCTACGCGTTCAGCGATAGCAGGATTTTCTTCTACCTGCGCCAATAACTCAAACATAGCATTTACAATGGATTCTTTTTCCATTGCTGGTATTTCAGACCTGTCAATAACCTCGCCAATCTCACGTCCATATTTAGCCAATACAGCTAAAAAAGAAAGTTGATTTGTCTGGTCGGCTTTTCCTTCTTCAGTAAATCCTAAAAATTGACTGTTATTAACTGACTCACCAATAGCGTCAATAATAACTTTAGGTATCACTGAGTTTGCAATGTACATTCCAGATTCTTTCTGGAAAGCCTTAAATGCATCTAAATCTTTAGTTAATAAATTACGCTTATACGCTTGATCTCTGTCGCCAGCAGCGTAGTACAAGAAATCTAAACCAACATTGCGTAAGGCTTTTTCGGTTTGACCTATAGTTTCTGCTGTCTCGGCGCCTACGAGATTACGGACTTGAGTCAATGCTTGATTGTAATAGTTTTCACCACGCCAGAAATCAACCAACATTAAAGGCAGTCCAACTTCTGTTAATGCTTTACGTGATGCAGTAACGTCTGCTATTGAAGCAATAGCTCTGCCTAAACGAACCTGTGCGTCCAAATTTAATCCACTTAGACGTTTCATGTGCCACATTGTGTCAATGTGTGCTACAGCCTGTGGTGCAATACCGCGCATGTATAAGGATTCAGCCTTTGCATCACGTTCGGTAGTACTATTACGTTCCGGTGTAATTCCAAGTGACTTAATAGCTTTTCGATATGCTTCTGCTGGACCAATTTTATTATTTGACCTCAACATAATTTGATTCATGCGACGAGATATAGCACGTGTTGTCGCTGCTTCCTGTATCGATCTAGCAGAAAATAAACCAGCCTTTGGCAGAGTGTTGTTTAAATCATCAATTGTATAAAGAGTGTCTATAAATCGTGCATCACCATAAAGATTAGCAACTTGATTAAGATAGTGAATGTTTGGTGTGCCTTCCGACATTGCGTCATCATAAACTGACACTAACGCATCAATGACTGCTTCTGTATTTTGATTAGTTGCTGCCCAAATAATTAATCCACTTTTTACAGCCTGTGGCATTGAACGTGCGTCACGTACGTAAGTTTTAATGATGTCAGGCAACTGCTCAGCAGATGCTTGTTTAATTTCTTTTTGAACTGAAACTGCATTTTTTGTTGCAACAAAAATAGCAAGTTCTTCTTCATCAGTAAATGATCGCTTGTATGGCCTGAGTGTAGGAGCGTCTTCCGATGGAACAAAATCGCTCAATCGTTTATTCATTTCAGCGCGATCGTGATGTGTGTCAACAACAACCTGATCAATTGGCGCCGTGTATCCTAAACCCTCTGGATCTGACAGCAACTTCACAGTTACTAATCTTCCATCAGTTTTAATGACTACGCCTTTTTGCCCATCGTCTCCAATTTTCATTGGATCAAAATGACCAATGACAACATCACCCGCCATTAACTCAGCATCTTGAGTCACCTCACCGTTGTCATTTAAACGGTATGCCTTACTGTTTGGGGGTGTATCCAATGCAAGTGATTCTGCTATGGCATTGCGTAACGCCATAGCTTTGTCGGCATCGGGTAAGTCGGAATCTAAAATTGTATTAGCTAATTCAATTTGCTCTGGGCTTAACATAATTCGTGTTGGTACACCAATGTTATGCACGTCGAGATCAATGTAACCTTCACTTGCTTCAACGCTACGTTTTGCTTGTGCTAATGTACGTGCGTTTAATGCTTCTGGACTACTATCAATTTGCCGTGATGTTAATGGAGCCTTTGTTCTAACTCCTTGATTACGAACTGGTTGCACATATATGCTTCCATCTTGCAGTTGAAATACGCCGATAGGATCCATTACACCAAACGTGGAAATCAATCGACCATTGACGTCACGCGTAGATCCATCTTTACTTGTGTATGCAACCTTATCTGGAAAATCTACTGACTCATAAAAATCAGGAACGTCACCTAATTCCGTTTTAGTTGAGTTCATTGCTTCAAGATGACTACCAATAACAGCAGCAAGTTTAGGTGCTAATACTCCTATTTCACGCGCAACTTGCGTACTAGGTAAGACTTCTTCTGTGACATTTCCATCTACGGAATTGTAATTTTTGACAATAACTCCACCATCTGGCCTAAACCCACCAATGGTTCTAGTAGACTCACCATCTTCGGATGTCCATCTATTTGTACCAAGAGGGTTCATAACATCCGGATTAGCCGCAACAACACGCGCTAATGCTTCAGATGTGTGCAATCTATTTTTTGCCATATTGGCAGATGAGCTAATGTCTATAAGATCGCTTATATCTTGGTCACCTTTGACTATTTCGGCTGACCTAAATGTGTGACCATAACCAGTCTTATGCGAGTTATACGCAATGTATTGTGGACTGCCATCTTCACCATCTTCAATGCGAACAGCGTAAAACTTGTTACCAGTTGATTCAAGTGGTTCTTCGGCAACAGTTTCTGGTTTTGCGTTTGTGTCGGACGGCGCCTGTGATTGCTCCACTTGTTTTTGCAATTCACCAGCAATGTGTTTTTGAAGTTCCGCTATTTGTGTTTTTCTGGCTGCTGGATTAGTTGCGTATAAGTTTGGATTCACACCATGTTTTAATAATGGGCTATCATCCGGTAGCGGATTTTTATCACCCTTCTTACGCATTGACCCAATAAGTTTATTTACTTCAGCTTGCGATACTTCACCAGATTCATGATCAATACCTTTGCCTTCAGCAAGACGTATAAACATGCCTTCAATTGCATGTTGTGGCAACATACGACCCTTGGTCATTTCCTCCATAGCTGGAGTTTTCACCATGTCGTAAATTGCAGACGCAACGCGTTTTACATCATCTGGATGTGCTTCTTTATTTCCAGTAACATCGGCAAATCGTTTATTAATGTAAGTTGATCGCCAATCTCCACCGTCAACGTAATCACGAGCCATGTAATAGGCTTGAGCATTTACATCAACGCCACTCATCAAAGGCTTGCCACGCAACGTTGGCTGAATGACTGGAGCAAATTTGGCATGTGGTCTAGTTGCACCAAATGTCATTAACGTAGCCTTGGCTAAGTCAATCATTGTGGGTGCTTGATGAAGTAAGTTTCCTTCTTTATCTGTAGTTTTATCCGTTGCAGCACGATATGTTTGCGCAGCTGGTTGAAGAATATTATTCATTGCAAACATTGCGTCAGGGCCAACTGCACCTATTAATTCAGCTTTTTGTCTAGCAAGACGTTGCCCTGCTTGCGCAAATTTTCCGGGTTGTTTTGCACCGACACGAGAAAGCATTCGACTGACTTGATATAACTTTTTTGCATCTTTGTAGAATCCGGCTGTACCACCACTAAACATTGCCATAGTGGTGCCTAAATCCGAAATTCCCATAGGATCTGTTTGTTGTTTTATTGCTCTTTCTTGCTCATTTAAATCAATGACATTTCCACTTGCATCACGTGCTGTCATAGGAATTGCATTGACTACGCCTTCAATAGGAGAGCCTAAAAAACTAGTGGCTTGATTAGCAAACTCACCCTGCTCTGCGGTGCCACCTAAACCACGTACGGCTTGTCCCGGTACACCAGACGTTCCTAATGCAGATGTAGCAGATGGTAAAAACATACCAGCTGTTTTTAATTTGTTAAAACCAATCATCGATCCAGCAACTGGACGTAATGCACGTGCAAAAATATTGCCAGCAACATTCATAGTTGCCATGCCAGCACCAGCACTTAAAGAATTCACAACTGTGTCTTTAGCTGCTTGACGCCATACTTGACGTGTTAAATTTGTTTCATCACCAGTTTTCTCTCGGTACCAGTCCATAATTCCAAGAGTGTCGTATACATCGTCGGATGTTTGCGCAGACTGCCCAGACAACATTCCAAGACCACGACCAACTGTGTATTTACCTGCTTGTCCGCCCCAGACAAATGGAGCTGCAAGAATCTGCTCAGTGCCAGCGCTAGACCCATACATAGACTCAAGAAATATGTTTTCTTTGCCAGTTTTTTCTGCACCAGCGTAATACTTCTGTTCGCCTTCATCAAAGAACTTTTTAGCATCGTCAAATAATTGAAAATCAGTAGCAATTGATCCAGCGTTTGCCACTGTACGCATAGCACCAAGACCCAAACCCGCTATACCACCTGCAACGTTACTAACGTCACGCGCAATAATTGACGTAGCGCTCAATGGATTTTCTTGAGCAACTTTATTTTGCAGTATTAATCCTTGGCGGTATCTTTCTTTGCGGGCGTATTTAATATCATTTGGATCTTGATATGGTACATATTGTCTTCCGGTGACTAACTTTGCGCCATCAATTGGTTCATCACCTTCTCGCTGGACAACTTTTAATTTTTTTGCTTCAAGCAATCGACGTGAAATTAACGTCGAACCTTTCTGATATTCTTTATAGTTGATATATCCTTTATCTAAGGCATCCCGCAGGTCTGCATCCTCGGTATATATTCCGTCCGTCTTCCATTTATTGGTCGATAACTTATTAATTATCTCTGGATATTTTTTTTCACGAAATTCTTTTTTACCTTTTTCGTTTTCTTCGTCGGCTTTTGCTTGTACCCACTCTCCTAAATTGCGAGCATTTTTAGTTGTCAACTTGGGTGACTTCTCACCCATGTCTACTGCTTGCCGAAAATACCCACGATTCTTTGATGTTGTATTCACATTAGGTTTGCGCATGTATCATTATCTCACTACTTTAGTGTGCTAAGCCAATCTTCAATAGCCTTCAGTTCCTTATCTACTGCCGCTGTATTTGGTCTACCACCGGGAACTGTACTTTGTCTTGGTGTTACAAATGTATTTCTAATGTATTTTATTGCATCGTTATTTGCTGCTGTTTTTATGCCATACATTTTTGAATTGCGTTTTGTGTAATCACCAATAGTGTTAGCTGGTTCTGAAACCATAATTGAATTTAAACGCCTACTCATGTTACTTGAGCGTTGTTGATAAAACGCACGAATAATATTAATGGGTACTTTTGTAGCAGCATTAACACTATCCATTCCGAGTAGTACTTCCTCAACTTTGGCAGTAGATTTACTTAATTCTGTAGCTATAGAAGCATCAGAAGCAATTGCATCAGAAACTTCTGTTCTGATCGCATTTGAATCTGCTAATTTTTGAGCTACGGTTAATTGCTCAGGTCCCGTTTTTGCTGTTTGTGTTAATTTTGCTCGTTTATATGCTTCTGCTTGATCATATTGATCGGTTAATGTCTTAAATACTTGATCTCGATATTCAGTCATATCTTTTATTGTTGTATTTAGAGAATCAACTCTTTGTCTTCTAGCTTCTTTTACTTGTTCAATAATTGCATCATCTGGTTTTATTAATGGTGCTAGAACCGAGTTAAGACGCAATTTTTGTTCCGGCGTTAGACTTGCATAAAAATTTGTTTTAGGTGTAACGTTATCATTTTCGTCAATATTGACAGGCCATATAGATTTATCGGAACCAAGTATTAATTTTAATGACTCTTCCGCTCCCAAATGCCGACCAACTCCTACAGCAGCACTTTGTTTTAACGCTTCTTGAATTTTAGGCATTTCAGCTTCTACAAACTTACTTGTATTAAGCCCAATATTTTCTGGATGTTTAATGTATCCGGCTCGCAATACACGATCCTTACCACCGGGTACGTAAACATTCTGATTTCTCACTCCCATTTCTGGCATGTCAAAATAATTTAAACCAAGAGCGCCTAATCCATAAGATTTAGCAGCACCAGTAATGGCCTCAATATCTTCCGGTGTAGCAGCTGGCAATGGAAATTGATCTGTTCTTTGTACCTTTGACTTAGGTGCTGGAGCAACAACACCAGCAGTACCGGGAGCAGTAGTACCGGGAGCAGTAGTACCGGGAGCAGCAGTACCAGTACCAGTATTAGTACTAGTGCCAGCACTAGTACCAGTGCCTGTACCAATACCAGTATTAGTACCAGTGCCTGTACCTGTAAGCGGTAATGCGCGACTGCCTTTAAATCTAGTTATAAATTTATTAGGGTCCGAAAGTCCGGGAATAGTAGAAAGTCTTCCGGTTAACCGTGTTGGTAAATCAGCCAATTCACCATTAATAATGTCGTATTGACTAATTAATAGGTCTCTTGCTGGTCCACGAGTTGACGCAATTTTTGCTTGCAATTCTGCAAGTTGAGCCTGTTTTGCCGCGCGTTCTTTTTCTAACTCAGCCGTAATTTGATCAGCGGTAATTTCTGGTTGCCCCAGTGCTGTAGCTGTTTCTAATTTACGTACAGGTTCAGTTCTTTGTCGTTCACCAAGAAGGAAGTCATATTCACCAGCAGCTCGTTCTTCCGCAGCTCTTGCAAATTCAGCCTGTTGATCTTGTAATTTAAATTGTCGATCAGTATTTGCTTGTTGTTCTTGCTGCTGCAGATATTGCTGTCTTTCCTGATTTCTTTGTTCTTGGCCTTGCTGTAAAGCACTTAAAAAGCCAAGTAATGCAGATGCTCCTGTTTGACTTGCTTTCATATCTTATTCCTGTGACATCCAACCCGGTTGACGATATTTAGCATTAAATTCTCTTTGACGTAATCCAAAATCACGATCCGCATTACGCTGATTTATATACTGTCCACCAAGTGCTCCAAACTGACTTGCAATTGAATTAGCTTGGTTTTGAGCTGCATTTTGAGCTTCCATTTGCTGTTGCGCCTCACCCATGTACTGATTGTATAAATTGTTTGACATGTTGGAAGCATTACCAAACAAACTATTTGCACTGCCCTGATACTGATTATATGCTTGGTTGGCGTAACCTAATGCTCGCTCCATTTCCTGTGGACGATTTAACGCTTTTTGAACAGCAGCACCGGACATGGCCTGTGATATAGGATTATTATAGAAATTGTCCTGCATAATGTTGTTCGTCATACCGCCGCCAAGATTAATATTGTTACCCATTGCGTTATAACGTGCCTGTGCTTGAGCAGCCTGTCCTGTTATGTTACCCATTTGTGCTCCGGCTGCCCGTAACATCTCATTAGTAGCATCTGGATTACCAAGGCGTTCAATTTGATTCTGTACACCACGGCTGTACATATTTCCAAACTTATCAGCCTGTGCTTGATTTTGTTGACCCAAAGCATATTGTTGATTTTGTATGTTCTGATTGAATAACCGTTGTTGGGACAATTGAGCCTGATACGGATTCTTTTGCCTACCAAATAACGATCCAGCAGCTTGTCCCAAAAGTGTACTACCCAATCCAATAGCTAATTGTGGTGGCATTGTAATCCTCCTATTGTAATACGTACCATATTCCTGCTCCTGTAGAATCTACTTGTGCTACTAAAGTAACCGTCTCATACTGTGCTGCTGGCCATGCCTTAGCAGTTGCTTTACCTAATGTATCTCCACTTTGAACTGCAGCACTTACCTGATTTGTGCCACTATCTGTTTTGATTATATGTATAAATTGCCCATTAGCGTAATAAGCACGTGGCAATGTAACGACAACAGCTGCGCCTGTTGCATTTACACTAACAATTAACTGTCCTGTATCCATTGTTGTACTAGCGCTTATAGCAATAGATGTAAAATTTGCTGGCGGATATGCAGGTGGGAATGCTCCAGATGATTGAACGTCCGATTTAATTATTGTACTGTTACCCGGACCGGAGATAGTTCCGGCCTTTGGGGCTGGTGGTTGTGGCGCACCGCTTCCAAATACTGGCATTAACCCCTCCTTACTCCGGCTTCTGTTGACATAATAGATAAAGCATGAACTTCAACACGTGATGTTGCAGCAGTACCACTAAGTTGTAATTCTAGCCACGTACCACGCAATTCATTTGGCATCTGCCTAAATCCAATTGCTTTATCTTGATTTGCTTGCGTAGTGTACTGACCAGAAGCTGTCACGTTTTTGTTATTTCGTAACTGCCACGTAAACGTTGTTGCTGTCGGTGAATAATAATGAACGTTTAATTGATGTGGCCTATTCAATCCGTAATAAGCTACACCTTCAGCGTACGTTTGGCCGTACTGGCGCGTAACTATTTTCCAGTCAATTCCCTGTGTTGCACCACTGTAAGTCTGTCTGTCTGTAAATCCTTCTAATCTGTAAATTTGACCATCATGTGATCCAACATACATATCAGAGACATCATTAATAGACGTACATGACACGGCACTAGTAACATACATTTGTTGTGATGCAAACACAGGCATCTTCCATTTTACCCAACCACTAGTTCTTGAGTCGTAAATGTAGATAACACTGTTTGAATTTGCACTAGTCGCTCCAGCCACAGGAGCAAACGCATACAACCGACGTTCATGAGGCAGGAGTATGATGTCTGCGTATGCTGGTGCGGCAATGTAATTAGATGAACCAGTCGGCCCATAATCCATTGATCGAGGATTCAAAACACCCTCCAGTGGGAGACTAATAGGCTCTATCTGTGGTCCATTCATTACACTTATACCAAAACTCGTAACGTGCATTGGATGACCAATTACAGATGCAATTCCTTTAGGTGCTAATAAACCTGTGCCGGGTTCCCTAACAAATTGTTGTGCTTCAAATGACGATGCGTCAAATCCAGTAATTGGAACAATGCTATTTTCGCGATAGGCAATTAAAATTGCAGATGTATTACCTCCAGCTGCTACAACGTTTTCGGCTGAATAGGACAACAGGTTTACAATTTTTTCATTATCATCCTGTGATCCAATGGTAATAAATGCACCCTTAATTGCCATAAATGGATCTTGCACGTCAGGAATATTAGTAGTGTAAATACCATATTCGTTATTTTTATCTATTGGCCAACTTGCATATAAACCGTTGTCTTTAGATGTCCATAAGCGCTGCTTGTGATTTGCTATTGAAGATAAACCTACTGGCAGTTGATCACGTCCCGTATGGTAAAACATTCCGGGTCTACCAACATTTGTTGGATACAAAATATCCGTATCTCTAACGTCATCGTAAATAGTGTATGTCGCTGTATTAGTAGACCAAGACACGTCAAATGTAACAGCATCACTATTAACTAATGTTCCAGTAACATAATCAAATACTTTTGCATTTTGTCCTGTGTACGACGCTCCAGTGCCAATGTTTGTTGGAATCATAGCAATCAGGCGAGGCATGCCATCCGTAAATATAGTGTCACATCGCCTATACACAAGAATGTAGTCATATGTATACGCACTTGTTGAAGTACGTAAACCATCATCCGTAAAAGAAACTTTACCGCTACTGTATGCTACAGACGATTCAATATTAGGACTAAATGCACTAGATAACGTTTCAATACCTTCTCCGGGTGGAGCAACTATATTGTAAGCAGATGTCGCCCTCCATGCTGCAGGAGCAGATTTCCAACGTGTATATATGTAGGTATAACGGTTGTCTGGAGTTAATCCACCTTGTCTAACAACATCACCCAATGAGATCAATACGGAATCATTGGTAACGTCTGCAATATCTTCGTCAAATCGTAAATACACAGCTGTTACGGCATCACGCTGTGCAGCTGGTATTGGAAATAACTGAAATTCTAGAAACCGCGATTGTGGATTATATGCAGCTTGTCCGGTCCAACTTATACCTCCAGCTTCTTGTATACCTAAACTAATAGGTATTTCAACTGTACGAATGTTTTCATGCAACTCGGCACGTATACCTATAGCCCTGTCATTAGACATGTTAGGAGTGCCCGTAATAGCAAGTTTAATCAAGCGATTGGCAACGTATCCGCCGTACTTGCCTTTGATGTTAGTGTTTACCTGTGCAGCTTTAAAGCCAGCAAGACCGATATCAGTGGTTGTTGCATTGTCGTTTGCACTTGACAACATACTATATAAATACACGCCATCAACTAAAATACCGGGGTCATTATCTCTATTCCAACCACTATTAGCTAATGACACCTGTAAAGATTGAAGAGTGTCTTCAAATCCACGAAAATCAATTACGTATTCAAATTGAACCCAGTCAGCTGTAGTTTGTTTTGGAGCTGGATCTGCTGTAGCTTGAAACAATGCTATTCTGTTTGCAGTGCCGGGTGTTGTTCCACTATGTCCAGTCACAGTAATGTTAAGGTATTGTCCATTAAACGGCTTAGCATCATCGTAATTCATTAGATAAAACGACAATTTAAACAAACCATTCACTTTTGCAGTTGAACCATTTTGTGAATACGTCGGTAAACTGGACACGTTTTGCACAATGTAGTCTGTTGACTTGTCAATGTGAGCAATGTTTCCTGTTGTGCGACCATCAGCTCCTGCTGACACTGTGCCTTTTGATCCAGCCCAAGGTAAAGTTTTTATATTTACTAATTGCCCACCATTAGTACCAATAGATGGATCACCAGCTGTAGTGTTCCAGTTACTACATGTAGTAGTCGTGGCTGTGGCAAAAAGTGGATTTAAAATCCTGTTGTCACTAGGTAATGAAGATGAAAATGTGGCTTGTGCTGCGGAATCTCCATATGTGCCGGAAGTGTATGTTTTAATTTGCTTGACAATGCCAACGGCTGAAGGTTTAGTTGATGTTGGACCAGATACACTTGGCATAGATGCAGCAATAGTTCCATTAGTACGAAATAGAGAAAACGTAGATCCACTACCACCAACACCATAGATATATCTCCCATACTGCGTCATTCTGACATTTTTTCCAGACGATGGAAAAGCAAATGACAAGCCTGTTGTCTGGTCGGTAAGTTCGGTTTCTACAGAAGGTGTAACCGATGGGTCTGTAGCATACAATTTTCCATTTTTTGCGTAGATTAATTTACTTACTGTTGCAGAGCTTTTTAATGCAGTTAATTCATAAACTGGATTAGAGACATATGTATTCATGATGCCACGGAAACCATTCCTTAAAACAGGAGAGTTACCATCAATCATCATGTTTTCGATATTTTGCGCATAACCATCTTTTAATTTATTTGGCTGTATACGCGTGTCCATACCTATCCACGTAACGTCACCTAGAACGTACGATTGCTGATTATTCATTGCTCGTATAGCCATTACATGCACCCCACTCGTTTAAACTGCCGAGACAACGTTTCTGTTTTTACAGCAGTTGGAACTATAGTTTGATCTCTTTCAAATTGACCATTAGTAATATCTACAACATCATACTCTGCATTACCCGGAAGTACTTCTGATAGATTTCGCAATCTAAAAATTGGTAACGTAAACGGTAAATCGTAACGTTCAGTACTTACTGCGCAAAACGGAGAAACCTCAGTGCCATTAATTAACGGCATAACGTTTTCGTATGCGTCATTTACACAAGTCTCAACACCATATGCTCTGACTATAGATTGCGGTATTTCATAGGTGTCTACGTATGATGGAGCGTGTTCATAATTACCATTGATGATGTCTGCAACTTCATAGTCAATGTTTACAGGTGGTGTTTCAGTTAATAAATGAATTCTAAAAACAGGAAGTGTATATGGCAAGTCGTATGACCCAATAGTGTCAACGCACGGTGGTATGACTTCCCAAGCACACGTCAAATCAAAAATATTTTCATACGATGGGCATTCACAAAACGGTGGGATGTAGTAACTAACTGCAATTGTAGCTATAGCAGTTATAGTTGTTGTTAATAAATAACCCGGCTGAGATGGGTTTATATTAATAGACCCTAGTGTTGCAACACCACGTACCGTGACCGACGAGTTGTAAGTGATTTGCCCGTTTAGTGATGCACTTCCGTAAATTGGAGTAATAAAATATGTTGGATTTACAATAGAGTATTTACTATTTAGTGCAGCATTAATGCGTATAGAAATACTAACACCAAATGATGTAATTCTAAACGACAATGTTGCAACGCCACGCATTGCACATAAGGGTTCTATATTATTTTGTATTAAATATGTTGCAGTACACACTGCATAACATTCAATATGTATTTGAGCAAATTCAATTTGCAACAAACTGTCAAGAGTTGCATTGCCAATAATTAAACAGTTGGCATCATAACCAATTTCTTCATTAGGTTCTAACCTAGAACGACCATTTATTGCAGAACTTACTGGTATATCTGTTTGAACAGTTGGTGTTGTGTTTATTACAGCATAACCACTGATTGATGATGAACTACTATACGTAACTATCGAGCTGACTATTGCGTATGCGTATAAGTCAGAATTTGATGGTCGTGTGAATGACGACTGTAAAGATGCGTTACCATAGATATCACAGGTTAAAAATCGCGAATACGTTGAATCTAGTCTAGCAAATCCAGATAACTGCGTATTACTACCAATGCCACCGACACTATTAACAACAGCATATGCGGAAATAGAACTACTATTAAATTGCGTAAATGTGCTATTAACTACGGCATAACCAATTACACCAACAGAGGATGGTCGATCAATGGTTACGCTAACTGTTGATTTGCCAAGTATGTCAATTTGCACATTGACATTTGTAGGTGGTGCATTAGTTGTATATGCATATCCAGATATTTGTGCAGATACAGAATACGAACCGGGAGCACTTAACGTGGATACTCCGCGTATGTCCGCAATACTGTTGTATGCATTATCAGCAATAAGTAATCCGCGCCCATTGATTGCAGCAGTGCGTTCGAATGTGGCAGAGCTATTTACTATTCCGTATCCAGTTATGTTAGCTGCTGCATCACGCGTTATGTTTGCACTGAGATTTGCCGTGCCAGTAAGTTGTGATGATGCAGACGATAACGATGATCCACTAGCTGTAACTAATGCATACGCAGAAATAGATGATGTTGATTGCCAGTTAATGCTTGCGCTAAGCAAACCATAACTGCGAATATCAGAAGATAATAAGATGACCGCACTTGACGATGTAGTTGCAACACCACGAATATCAGAAGACCCAACGTAATTACCGCTTGACGTTACGACGCCATAACCAGTTAATGAAGAGGTGCCATTCCAGTTATATGCACCCGACATTGTGGCCACACCAAATATAGATGATGACCGTGGATTATCTATTGTTGATGTTGCTGTTAGTTGAGCATAACCACTAAGCGTTGATGTTTTATCAAGTTGTATAGATCCTTGAAGGAGTCCATATCCAGATATAGAAGTAGTTGCCGCATATGATCCATCAGCTTGTAATGTTGATTTACCAAATAGATCTGCGGTGGCAACACGTGTAATGTCTGCTTGTAATCTTGCATACCCAGAAAATGAAGATGTTGAATTAAAAATTACACTAGATGAAAGAGTGCTGACAGCTCTTATGTCTGATGTTAACTGTATTACTGGTTGCGCTTGTAATAGCGCTTTTCCAACTGTCTGACTTTCTCCTACGCGGGTAAGTGTTCCAGATAAATTACCGTACGCAGAAATAGAGCAGGTACGCGGAAAACTGACATTAGCAGAAAGGGTGCTAATGCCATTAAGGCTTGCTGATACCGCATAGTTTCCTGTTAGCGGAGCAGCAAGCCTTGCAGCAATGAAGGCTATAGTTATATAGCCAGCACTATTGAATGTAGGCACAGTATTAGTCTAACTGTACAGTAATTGCTCCAGCTGCAAATGTAATAGACTGCCCACTATTAAGTGTGACCGATCCACCAGTCAATTCGCCGTAATACAGCAGACTAGTGTCAGATGAAATCGTTGCACTTAACGTAGCGCTAGTACAAATTGCAATTCCTGTAATGCCAGCAATAGTTCCTGTGGCACTAAAAGAGATTGCGTTAATGTTTGCTAACACCGGAGTGGCAGCGTCAGCATCACCAGTAGATCCCTGCTTTTGAAAGCATTGAGATGCTGTTGCTGTAAATGCAATGCGTGATGTGTATCCAGATCCAGATGTAACCTCCGCCACTGAACTGTCAGTTAACGCGTTTGTTAATAACGCGAGATAAAGTGTTGCTCCACCAGTTGCTGTGAATGCAACACCACGTAGAGTTGAGTTTAAAACCTTTGCCTCTAAATGATTAGCGAATGCTGTATTTGCCATGTTAACCTACCTTTACAATTGGAGCTGCTGATCCACTTGTTGTTATGGTGGCGGACCAGATTACAGTCGTGTCAGATTCATTATATACATCAACTTGTGCTCCAGATGATGCATCAATTTTATTGCGTAAAATACGCAATGCGTTTCTAACCGTCCTGTCCGACGATGTAGTAGATGTCTCATTGCCTGAGCTATCTAACTTTCGAGCAAGAATACCATCTGCAATTTCAGCAACTGCCGAAGCAGATAATTCAGCGTTGGTAATAGCATCAGTTGCAATTGCATTTGCATCAATTGCTCCTGCTGCAAATGAGGTGTTACTGATAGCTGAAGAACCAACAGTTCCAATTGTCTGACTAGACGAGATTGTAGTGCCAGTCAGTGCTAATGCTGTAGTTGGAGAACCAACGTTAGCCCAATCAATGCCAGCTTCTCCACCAGTAGTAACATCAAGTTTACGACCAGCTGTAGTTGGATATAAAGATGCTTGATTTCTAAGTGTAAACCTACCAACACATGATCCAACTACACTTACAGAATCAACTGTGCCAGTAGTTATCACGCACTCAAATGATGAACCATCAGAATAAAATGTACCATCCAATGAGGTATCAATTTTTACGTGATTCAAACCAGTGACAGAATCAAAGTCAACAGTTAATGTTACTCCGGTAGTCGATTGCGTAATACTGTCATCTTTGTATACAGAAATCGCAGGTGTTCCTGCTAATGTAAAACAAGCTCCTGTAGATGGCCTAAATGTTGTAAATTTAAAATTAATAACATTGGTTGTTGCGTAGTCGCCAAGATATTTACTCATCCTACATAACCTCCCAATGGACTTGCAGCTAATCCTGCATTAATAGGATTATCTTCAGCAGAACCTACGGCTGGTGGTGATGGTCGCGTATAGCCATACATGTCGGTTGCTGGTGCGCCAGTTGCTGTACCATCGCCACTAACCACATTTGATACATATGGCATCCAGAACGGTCTATTAGGAGTATTAAATAACGTGTTAGCACTAAAACCAAGACATGCATTAACGTTTTGCAATGTGTTTAATCCTGTGGCTACATTAGATCTAGGACCTGTGTATCCAGATAACCTATTCCAATCCTCATCCATTTGACCAAGAGTGAATGCAACAAATGGAGTTGTTGCAAAAATAATATATGTATTACGCACAGTGACGGATGCAGTTGTTGATCTATAGGTAGACGTATTTATCTGAATACTATTTGTGCCACCCCATAACGTGCAATTTGTTATAGTGATTCCACTTAATGTGCCTGTGGTGCCAGCAGAGTTCATGAATACGCATCTATTTGTCTGTGCTTGCATATAACAGTTCTGCACTGTTATATCCATATTTAAATCTCCAGATGTTGGAGCTGAACCTACAATAACTAAAGTGTCCGATCTGCCAACTAAAATGCAATTTTTAATAATGTGGCTACCACTGTTGTTAGATGGAGATTCTAAACGACAACAGTTTGCACCAGTAGACACAAATACGCATCTATCAATAACGTTGAAGCGTGATGTGGCTACACGCAAAGCATATCCAGAACCACTTTCAAATCGTATGCCATAAAAATTTAAATAATTGCGAGACGATGTGTTGAGTGTGTCGGATGCTGACGGTGCTGAATCATCACCTGATGTAAATCCAGTTATCCTAACTTCACCTGCTGTACCAAATATAGCCCCATCAAAATCACCTTTGATGTACGTATTGGCAGTAGGATTTGTCATTGCTACTGTTACAGTTTCACGATAAACACCAGCTGCTATCCATAACGTGTCACCACTAGCAAAACCAGATGTTGCACCTAACGCGTACGCAATAGTAAGCCACGGAGCAGTTGTAGACGTCCCTGCATTAGCATTAGATCCTGTCGTACTAACGTAATATGTAGCCACTAATCATTACCTACAATTTGTTTACCGATAACAGCAGAAAATAGTAATACGTATTCGCGCTGAAATTCTTCTGATTGACTATTCCACCACTGATTAACAGATAAACCATCTACGCCAAAATCATGTACAACATTTCCTGCGTCATCCTGTATTGTCCCTTTTATCAACCAATCAGGGACAGGAGATGCAATGTGTTCAAACGTAACCATCATATTCATTAACTGCCACCTGTCGGATTAACTGTAACGTCTGCAGTATTTGATAATGTACCTGTCCATGCAGTAGTCGCATCATCCTCTTTATAAACAGTCATTGTGCCAGATCCGACACTAACTTTGTTTCGCATTGCGCGTAATGCGGACCGAACCGTTCTTTCGTCTGTTGTGTCAGTCCCGCTGCCACTACTATCTAAGTTGCGACTTAAAACAGCATCCGCAATTTGTACTGCGGTTGGTGGTGTTGCGCCACCAGTAAGTTCTGCAACATATGTGGCATCCGTTGCAGCAGCAGTTAATACATCATTCTGAAATGCGTGTACATCAGCAGCAATGTGATTTGAACCCGTAACGGCACATGTAGACTGTGATGTAGTTGACCGCAATAATCTCTGACCAAAACTGTTTGCAACAGTATAAGAACTAAGCAATGCATCCCAGACAGCAGACGCAGTTTGGCCAGCAGTTAAAGGCGCCGTAGTCAATGAGTATCCAGTCTTGTCATTATTTGTTGTAACAGTTACACCAGTAGTCACTGAATTGACAGCTCCTGTAACTGATCCTACACTTCCAGTTGTACTAAATGTCTGTGACGTAGCAAGAGAAAATCCAGTCTTGTCACCAACAAGTACTGAAGCACCAATATCACGAGCAGTTTGTGCTGTACCGTTAATCTGCAATACGTTCACAGCGCCAGAAGCATTAACCGATAGTGGAACACCACCTGATGCTCCTGCAGTTGCGTTTGGTAAAGCAGTCATACCCATACGCACAGAATCATCTGGATTGAATTGAACTATCTGGTATTCCAATACAACTGGAGCCATGTTTGTAGCTCCTTTTAAAATTAAAATAGCTTTATCAGTACCTGCAACAGAAAATAATCCATTTGGTACGTCAAATCTATAGATGCCCGGCATATTTGTATTATCTACAGCTACAAATCCACCGGATGAATATGCGGCCGTGGCAGACGCCAAAGTGACTAATGTAATGTTTGTACGAGCGCCACGCTCAACACAATAATCAGCAGTTAATCCAGCAGAGTTAAACAATAGGTTAGCAAGACCAGCTCCAGTTGTACTTGATGAATCCTGTATAAATATATATTCGGATCTTGACGTATTGTTAGCCTGTACAAAATGCTTAGCCATTTATCCCTCCACTTAATCCGGGATGTACTTTCATACCTCCAGTTGATGTACCAGCATCTAAAGCGACAACAATTGCTTGCATTGCAAATAATTGGTTGGTGTTTTCAGTCCATGCGCCAGCATTAGTTCTAGACGTATATTGAACATCTGCAGCATTACCCAAAATTGCAGTTTTGTCCGCATCAGCCCTAAATGTAAAATATTGAACGTTTCCCATGGCTGTCGTTGTAGACGGACGTACAACTAACCTATAATACGAACCAGCCGTCAAGGTAGGAAGCGTTGCTCCTGTAAACAAATAATTATACGCACCATGAGTTGCTTGATTCTGTTGGTCAACGTCAGCAGTGACTGACGCTAATACTGTAGTTCCGTTAGTGTCATACAATAACACGTCAAAGTTTGCAGCAACAAGGCAACCTAATCGCACACCAGATATTTGATATGTGCTACATGTACCGGTAGGCATTCTAAAATACATGCCGTATTCATCTGGAGTAGAGCCACTATTGTTATTAAGTGACGTAACCGTTTCATACGGTTGCCCATATGTTTTAGTAGATGATCTATATAAAAACGTTGGGCAGTCAACAGTATTGTCAGCATAAGAAGCCGACGTAATACCGCCACAGTAAGGAAAATTATATGATGGATACGTCGTTGTAAATCCTGTACGGATGTTTATAAAATTACTTGTATCCCATGTACCAGCTAATGGATCTGCACATATACCAAATACAGTTCCTCTGGAAATAGTAACTGCTGTTGTTAAGGTAGCAATTAAATTTTGGTTAGTTGTAATACCTGTTGTTGCATTAAAATCTTGATATGCAGTTCCAGCAGCTCCACTAAACGTTGCATCAGCCCATGTAGGCGTTGGTGATGTTGTTGGAAAACCTGTTGTAGCGTCAATATACGTTATCCCGACTCTTAAACCTGTTGCTGTATTTCCCGGTGATCCTGTTCTTGTTGTAACATGAAATCCAACGGCAGTAATTGTAATACTTTCTTCTGCCTGACATATCCACACCTGCGCATCACTTGTTCCATTAATAGCAATGTTAGCTGCAGCAGTTATTAAGCCACCTTGTGGCATGATAATGCGAGGATATAAAAAATCGACTTCTGTTAGTGCCATTTACATTGACCAGCGTTTCTTATGCCAAAACAACGCCCATGAAAATAAACCAGCAAGGCCAATGTGTACATACAATTCACTTATTTCCGCATGCGATAGTCTCAATGCACTCAATAACGATCCAGACGCAATCAAACACAAAGATAGTCGTATCCATGTTTTAATGATAAATGGCATGTGCTCAATAGGACTTTTTTCATGGCGCAATAAAGCCATAAATCCAGTTGTAGTTAAAGTTATAACCGAATGAGCAATAACATTAATCAGAACTTTGAGATCCACTTGATTTATCCTTTATTGCATATAAGTTTAATTTTGAAGCCACAGCTTCAACTCCACGTAAACCTAAAGTACCCATAAAGAATGAAAGCCCCAGCATATACTTAGGGTCTTTAATGTTTAACGGTGCAGCAATTATAGGCGTTAAATATGTAGCACTAGCAGTACCACTAATTACTGATAATACTAATGCGCCAAAATTTTGGTGGGACTGTTTGCTCACACCAACAATACTCCCAAAAAAGCCAGCTACAATTTGTTGAATATCGTCCACGGATAAACCTACTTTATTCATTTGGATCCCTCGTTGCTTCACTCACCTTAGTCACCTCTGGTAATTTTAACGAAAAAACAGGAAGCGTACTATCTTGTCTCATAAAAAAAGCAATGAGGGCTGTAGCCGTTGCTGGAATACCAGCACGAATACCCTCAATGCTTGATAGTAATAACGCACGAGTTACTGTCCCAAATGATGCTGAGTCAACTACATGTTGCGCTTTCCACGCTGCGTCAAATTCTGGAGCAGCACTTGCAGTAAAAGCGCCTAATGCAATGAGGATTAATCGACCCCATGCAACATTCATTACTTACCACCAGCGCTTATAACAGGAGGAATACTAAAAATACCATTTGGCGATTTATATGACGCATCCAATCTAGTCCATAATTGCATGCGGATTTGATCGTACCAATCACCCCAAAATGCACGGCCAACTATTGACGGATCGTCGTAATTTTTTAATGCAATTTTTCGTGCTGCATACGCTGGTAACGCTTGCATTAAAAGATCATCACTAATAAATGAGTACGTTCCACCATAAACTGTAAACGTACCACCTGTACCTCCCGTTGGAGTTATGGCAGTACCTCCTACAGTGTTTGAAATTTGAAATTGTGAAGAACTGAGAGATGTTGCTAACACATAATAAGTCGCGCCAGCGGTTATATTTGTGACAGTAGAGCTATCAAAAATTATTTCTTGGCCAGCAGTAAATGTATTTGCTCCGCTAATAGTCGCATTAGTCAACGTGACTGTTGCAGACACACTTGTCAGTGGACTAGGCAATCCTGCACCACGAACGGTAAATGCTGTATTAGTTGATGGAACCGGGTAGAAACCAATATTGTTATATCCAGCCTCATACCAATGAGTAGGTGTTCCAGACGTATATGTATACGCCAAATCATAAGAACGTAACTCATTTTCTCCGCAATGCAGAATTGCAGATGTGCCAATATGTAAAGTTATTGGCGCTACTAGTGTTGAATTACTAAAGTCATAGGTTCGCCCAGTGTGAGTAGACACAGTTAATGTTGTAGGTAAATAAACACATGTGCGACACATGTCGTAAGCTGCGTCATTAAGGTACTGAAAAATACCAGCACTATTTGTAGATGTTGTTCCACCGACTCCGTCTGGTATTTCTGCTACAACAGTATCGGCTGTTTCATTTAATAATCTTATTACTTCATTTTTTAAAGCAGCAAAATTTTTAGCCATTACTTTGCCCTTCGTCCATACGCACTAGCAAAATTATCAACCATTGATAATCTATCTAAATATTCTGCTTTAAATATTTGATATGCGTTCATATCATTCATTTGCATTGCACGAGCTTGTAACACAGCATAAACAAGACAATCGTGAGCAACTTCTGGTAAAGGGCAATCTGTAGCGTCTGTGTTTGGCAGTGCGTTACCAGCGCTGTCGTACGCCCAATTATCTCCGGGCTGTGCATAACCCTCTAAAAGTAATCCATTATTGATAGTTGCATTAGTTGCTGGATAAACACTTATATTGTTCATTCCACGCAACACAACTATTTCTGGACGTAAATCTGCTGGCTTGTTTCGCCATATATCAACATATTGATCCTGATAATCAAATACGCGAACTTTTTGATATTCACTGTTAGTGTCTAAAATTTTTATAACTTTAATTCGGTAAATATCTGGAGCACAATAATCATTTACAGAAACGGTTAAGTCCAAGTAACGACGACCAACCAGACAGTCAGTTTGCCTAGCTATCTGGTTGGCCTGTTCAATAATTAAGTAATCTAGACCAAATGGATCACGATCTGCGTCAGTGCCAAAGTAATTTCTACCTAGCATCCTTACATTTCGTTTAATTTGGCCTAGATTCATAATTAGAGATTACCTTCGCGTCCGGTCTGCAAATGCATCTGAGTAATGTTTACAGCAGCTCCAGATCGGTTTGTTGTTGCTGTAATTACCATCTTTACAAACTTTGCGTAGGACTGCAATGGCACAATGACAATGCCAGCACCTGTTGCAGCAGCAGCTGTATATACAGTAGATGCCAAAACAGTTGTAGTACTTGGCGTAAAGCCAGCAGTGTCCGATCCATGCAATGCAACTGTAAACGTATCAGCTGCCGTTACACCTGTGTGGTTTAAGCCAACACGTAAATATAACGGATTAAGAATCTGACCACGAACGTAATCTGCAGCTGTAACAGATCCATCCTGATTGTTATCCATCACTGCACCAGATACGCCGTTGGTTAATAAACCACCGTAGTTAAGGTCATTTGATGTAATTGCAGGAGAACCAGTTGTTGCTGCGGTCATAGTTGCAGCTACGGCACCATTACTGGAAGCTGTAGCAACGGCCATTACACCAGCACCTGCTGTTTGAACTGGAACGGAAAATGTAAGTTTAGCGTCTCTCATTGTTTATCTCCTTAGTTGGTCGCAATTCGTAAGCGTCCAAGTGAACGAGTGTTTGGCATCCAGAGACCCATACCCCAGTCAAACAACACATTGTGCATGATGCCGTTTTCTTTTGATTTGCCTAAATATTCAGGCTTAAATGGGCCGGACTGCCAACCCTGCACATATCCTGTTCCATAACGTACAGCGTAAATATCTGCAAAGTTAGAAGGGGCGGAAATGACAGGAGTTGTACCATCAACTTTACGACCAACAGTACGGATTTTTGCTGACTTAAACATTTCAACCGATCGGTCAAATGCATCTCGGTTAGCATCAAAACCAGTACCGGATCCTAATGCGCGAATGACAAATTCAAAACGACGCTTCGTGTCTTCATTCATGTATAAAACAATGCCTGATCCGTCAGGAGAGTTTAAGTTATCAAACAATTCCTGTAATGCTGATAAAGCACCATTAGCCTCATAAGCATTAAATGAACCAGTATTGTCTAACGATGCAGACGTTGACGCAGGTGCAACTAAACAGTCGGATGGAATGTCGTACTGTGCGCGGTTTTCCAAACGATATTTTAATCCCGGAAAACAATCTGCACTGTTACCAGCCGACGATGAAGTTGGATCATTGTTAATGAATTTATCGTTAAAATCGTAAGCAAAACCTTCCATAAAAATCTTGATCTGTGCTTCTACAGGATCAATGATGTTATTTGGCTGGTCAAGCAAACGAGAGTCAACAGTAATCTTATTGCGAATAAGATACATCTGCTCTTCGTACGACTTTGGCTTTCCCTTAACAGCATTTGGTTCGCCGTTAATTGTGGACCACGTCGGTAGCGGAATAGTTCCTGCTTCGTTCGTGTACCGTACACCAACCTGTCGTAAAGACTGTGATGTATAGAATGGGATGTCCTTAATAGCATTCCACGTCTGGTGCAAAGACATGGTGATTTCTTTTACAAGAGGATCATTTGAAAGGACAGCTTGGTCTGCGAGTGTAAGTGCACCATTGAAATCAATAGCCATTTTCTACTCCTACCGAATACCTAATAATCGTGAGATTCCGGATAAACGGTTTTGCGAATTTGTTTGTTGTGGTGGAACCATTGCATTAGCAGAGTCTCCACTTCCGATTGGCGTAGGTGCTGCTTGTTGATTATTAACCATGTCCACTAATTGTGGAACCAATGATTCAACAAGTCCTGTCACCTGTCGGTGTACGGCAGCTGCTGCATCCATCGGATTCATGCCCTGCTGAATAAGACTATCCATTACATCTTGAGCACGACTTGCGTAGGGAAATTGCTGCAATGCCTGTTCACGCTGTTGGGCCACCATATAAGAGTTCATCTGACCCACAACTTGGTCATAACGTAACTTCTGTATTTCGGCCTCGGCTTGTACGCGAGCTAACTCAGGATCCATGTAGTTCGTGTGAACTTCATTTTCCCAGCGCTCGCGTATTTGAGATTCTTGATTTTGCCTCTGCTGTTCTTCATATGCTTTTTGCACTTCAGCAGCAGATTTAAAACCACTATCTTCAAATTGCCGAATAACATCAGCCCACTTTGAGTACGCTTCCTGCGCAGCTCTGAGCTGTTTTGCTTCATCATTAACTTCTTTGAAGCGCTCATATGGCACATTTCCCGGTTGTTTTTCCGGTAATGCACTATCTAATAGATGTTTCTTAACCCGTTCTTGTATAGAACTCTGATCAAAGACACTATCTGTTTGCGGTTGATTGCTGTTGTCATTGGTGGAATCATTTAACGCCTGACTTCCACTTTCGTTAGGACTGGCGGATTCTCTAACGAAATCAACTAACGCTCCACCTACATTGCCCGTTGCCGCTGCTGGCGAATCAGCGGTTCGTGTCACCATCTCTTCGGACATTTATACTATACCTTTACTTTTTTAAAACATGCCACCCATTGGTGACGATTGCTGCGCACCCGATTGTGGCAACATCTGTTGCGGTGACGGTTGAGCTGACGGTTGTTGTGGCTGGCCACCCATCATATCCATTGGTTCCTCTGGTTCCATCATTTGTGATTTACCAAGTTCCGTCATCGCATATTCTTCATTTTGCTGTGCTTCAATACCAGCCTTTGCTGCAGCTAATGAAATATCTGCCTCTAATTTAGCCTGAATAATTGCTTGCTGTTTTTGAACTTCAAGTTGCATTTTGGCTTGTTCGACTTCTGGGTTGAACTGCTCTTGCTTTGACTGCGCTTCCATCATTGCTTGCTGTTGCATTAATTGCATCTGCTGTTGTTGCTGCATAGCCATTTTTTGCGCTTGTTGATCAAGGTGCTGATAAATGCGAGATGCGTGAGGTAGGTTAGCAAGTTCTATAAATAATCTATTTGTATCTGGATCCATTGGGTCACCAAACACACCCATCTGTCGCATCGCAGCTAATTTTTGCAATTTTTGATCTGGGCTATCATCCATAGATGATCCGGGTATATACACAATTCGATATTGTCCACCAGAACGTAACGCGTCAAATCGCATGACACCCTGTTGAATTTGATCTTGCGGTAACATCTTGCCTTGCACGTTACCGATGAATGGAACAATAGCAAACTGCTCTATTAACGACACTTCCCATTCTTTAATTTTTGCAGCACTAATCTCAATGTCGGCTCGTATAAACGAATGTTGTGTGTTATCCGAACGTTGTAATAACCTTACAGATTCAGCAGGAGTGCCAGCACTTGCTTGCCCTTGACTTACGTCATGCAATCCAGCGACATCCATCATGTCTTTTTCAAGCATCTGTAAGAGTGGGAATAAATCGGACCCTATACCCGGAGCACGTTGAATTGCTGGAGGATGTGCTCCTCGCTTGTAATTAATTCTCCTGTAAATCCTGTTCTTGTCGTCAACTGAATCACTAGTGTTGTCGTACGCATCCGCGCCTACACCACTTAAATTTTCAACAAGAATGTAGTCTTTTTGATTTTCAAACTGTTCAACCAACCTAGAATATATACGATTGTAAGTTAGTTGCAACGAACATAAATCAAATCCAAGACTATAACCATAAGGTGTACCAGATCTAGGTTGCCAACGTAATGGAATAAATGGAAACGAATCCTTCTTCTTGTATGGCCATGGACCTGCATATAACAAGCAACTATTGGTACTTACAATGTACCTACCACTTGGATACAAAGCTGTTGGTTTTTCCCAATATTCATAAACAATAGCAGCTTGCTTCTTGGTGTCAGTATTACCTAAGTGACTAGGTGATGGTGGAACCCAGCCTCGACCATTACCATTTGTGCCGTCCAAATACGTATTAATGTAACCAGCATTAGCCCCTGTTTGACCATCTGGTTTTACTAATTTACCTTCTTCACCATACTTATCTACAAACCAAGACAGTGGTTTAACAGATGCGTGAATCATCCATCTTAGATCCGCATCACGCTTAGCGGTTGGATCAAAATAAACATCAAATGCTGGAAGGATTTGTTCTACAACATCTCCCACGCGCATGCATGTATGACCAATAACTTCTGATCCTGTTGCATCCATCTGCGGGACAACTTGTTCCTGACTTGCATCCCAGAAAATTTTTAAAAAAGAAGTACCGCAAACACAAGCCCACCGAACGCGTTCCTTAGTTTGCGTTTCCCTATCAAACTTGCGATTGTAGTGATTGACAATAAAGTTGGCTTCATCAGATGCCATGAGGTCAACTGGATTTGGACTAATAGGGACAGCACTTGCATCCGGACTGCATTGCGTTAATTTTCCAACAACACCATCAATCAAAGGACGCATTTTATTAACAGTCATATACCTATTAGGCTCATGCTCATTTTGTAAACTTTCTAAGTTACGAGCATTACTGTTAATCCGAAACCACTGTCGTCCCTCGAAAAAAGCTGTAGCCATGACCCATTCAAGTTCAAGTTCCTGCCTTGATCGATAAGCTAAATCGAATTGTTGTTTAATAAATGTCGTTATGCGTTTTGCTTCATCAGGCTGTTCTTTTGGTATAACGCGCCAGTCTTTAGGTGCAAGATCTAATTTTAAATTTTCTGGATTGTCTTTTGTTGGATTTTTTAATTCAAAACTTCCGGGCATGCCAACTGCTGGCTTTTGTTCGTAAGCAGATACTTTTGGCTGCTGCTTCATTAACGTTTTTGATAATGCGCCACGCATGAGATTACTTATATCTACTGACATAATTAAATCCACCTTTCATTTGACACAAGTTTTTGTATCAAAAGCCGTTCTTCTCTGATTAATCGCAAGTTATTTACTATCCCGTATAGAAATAATGTTTGCGCAATTACACACAACGTAATTAGTACACCACAGATAGTCAGCAAAATACTCATAACCAATTGTTATTATCCTTCTTCTTCAACCATGTTGGTATATATTTTTCGGCAGATGGCATCTTATCCTCCAATTCGGGACACTTAACCGGATATTCGCGCCACATAACACCATATCTAAAACTATCAATAGCGTGGTCATTTTTAGTTCCGCTATCAATGTCTTCAGGATCGCGTGGATGTGACATTGTGTTTGCTAACTGTTTGATCAGGTTTGGGCATGCACCACGAACAATCTGTAATTTTGGTTTAGGAACCCCGTTTACAATGTCTGTTGCACTTATCCATTCTTTAACTCTTCGCCAACCAGCTTTTCTATCTTTCACGGCGCGTACAGCTGGCAATCCTCGTTTCCACCAAACCTCAACTGGATACTCACCAATACGTTCTTCAGCCTTCATCGGTGGAAATGTATTTGCCCAGTCAAATGCAACAGCTTCTAATTTTGTGTTCCACAAGCCGTCACGTACTTTTGTGTTTACTGGTGAAGCCAATTGTCGCTGTTCAAGCATTTCTAAACACTTCTCAGCTTGCTTACTACTGACTAATCCAGCCTCATACATCTCTCCAATAACGTATATATTTTCCCTATCGTCACTTGCATACAGTAGAAAACAAGCTGGTGCCCCTGTACCAAAGTCATGACTAGCCCACATGCGCCACCACGGTTGCACGTCTACATGGTCAACAACATGCCAAGGCTTTCCGTCGGAGTTATATTCTCTAAAATCAGGAAAGAATAATCCACCTACACCAACCTCGTGTTGGCATTCTCGCAAAAATGATAAGAGACCATATGTGTCAATTTCATGTTGGCATACTTCTAGTGTTTTATGTTGCCATGTTGGTGTGCCACCAGTAATCCTGTATCCCATGCGTCCGTCGTCACGTTCATACGTTGTATATTCCAGATCTTGTATAGCTGGAACAATTGGAGATTGAATACGGTCTTGTAACATATCCAAATCACCACTTAGTACTTGTGACATCACCGAGTTAGCATGAATTCTGTTTTGCACAAAAACAACAGCACAGTCTGTACTTTTGGCTGGCAAAATAGTTTGTGTGATTGTGCGTATTTTTTTATCTACACCGTTAACAGAATCATCCAGTTCATCAATGTCGTCAAGAATAATCATGTCAGGGCGCAAATGATCTAATTTAACACCACGAGCACCAGTGTCCAATCCAAATGCTAACACATTAAAACCATTAGCCGTGCGCAATTTTGACGCGCTCCAGCCTTTTGAGAAACCATATTTGTTAACGGCTCGCTCTATACCGCAACGCTCCATAGCGGTAGCAATATCTTGCACGTGTCTATCGGCCATGTCTTGTGTAGCGCACACATAAACAGCAAAACGACGCGTAGCTTTTACTGCAAGACGGCTAACAATAAGTTCCATTGTTGTCGATTTACCGCCACCACGAAACCAACATTCAATTAATGCTGGTCCAAATTTACCCGGCGCAATATCTTCCGCCCATTGCCATGCACGATGATGGTGTTCTGCCAATGTGGATGACGCAGCATGTGGAGCATACACACGCAACCAGTCCTCATAATGCATTTCATGTCCGGGAAGTGCTGTTGCTAAACCGCTGTCAAAATCGCCTAATTCAATAGCTTGATCTATTTCGGACTGCAATGCCTCCAGTAATGCAACAGTTAATGGCTTAGTAGGTTTGACAAATTTTCTAAATGCTCTCGGTGTTGACCGTGTCGATATTTGATTCTTCATTTATTATTTCTGCATCCTGTATGTCGTCATCTTGCTGATATTGTCGTAGCAACTTTCCAAAACCCAACTTAATAGCTTGTAATTGCCCTGCGTCATGCACAGTATCCTTAACTATCTTTAAGATTTGCATTGCCAAACTATAAGCTTGATCTACCTCTAACGTATATGCCTTTGTATGCAACATACGTGCTTCGGCTTCTACTATGTCGGTTCGTTTGTCAATTAACGCAACAACATCTTGACTTGCACGATATGTGTCAATACCTTCATCGACCATTTTTCCGAGTGTTTTAAATGCTTTGCCAAATTCATCAGTGCCTACTGTTGCTTTACATACATTCATTTGGTCTTTGATTGCTTCGTAATGTTCGACAGATATTCCGTGACTTGCTGCTTCTGCACGTTGATCCATCAACGCTGTTAAATACGCAGCGTCGTCTTTTAAGCTAAATAGATCTGGATCTTCTCTTAATTCATCAATTCGTTGCAACAATTTTGGTGCAACTGATGCAAATCTACGTCGTTGTTTTGACCATAATCCAGTTTTAAATGCTGGAGAATCAACACCTTCCAACGATTTACCACCATGATGTTTACAATAATCACGTCCTTTTACAACCGTAACGCCACAACGTTTACCACTAGCATTTTTACCCTGACACAATTTTACTATTGCACCATTAGGTAATTTTCGTACATGTTCATCTGTCATCATTTTAAAGGAGTTGCCTTACCACCTGTTCCACGTCCTTTACTGCCAGCTAATGGGTCAGCCTGATATTCTGTTTTTGGCATCATTGCGTTCGTGTATACCATACGAGCATATTGCTCTGGATCTGTAACAGCACTCATCATATTATTTGAAAAAGGCAAAATGGTTTTATTGCCAAAAGTGACAGTTTTTGACACTGCATTTAATATATCTGCTTTTGTTTTTTGATCTTTTGATTTACTTGTTGGATGATAAACATATTTGTCATCTGGTACAGGTGTGTTTTTATCACGCAGTCTCATTAATTGATACAACACTTCATCTTCAGTTAACGTATCATCTATTCTATCTGTTTGTGTTTTTAAACCTTTTACAAAAGGTGTACGTGCAATATTATGTTGTGCACCCATTTCCATTAATTGTGGTATTGAAGGTAGTCCAAGAAATGTTGGTGGTAATATTTTTCCTGCTTGATACATTATTTCTGCTAGACTGACATTTCCAAGTGCTTCATACGGCTTTGTGTAATACTTACCAACTAATGACGAAATTACAGGATTTAAATTATCGGTAATTGCGTTGACGCCACCCGACATCTTTCCGCCTTTAGATCCCCTTGCAATTAAATAATCTTTTAATGCATTAGTTCCTAATAATGCAGTGGCATGCCCCAAAGCTATTGCTCGGTCTTTTTCATCTACATCTTTATCCATTAATCTAAGCAATGGAATTATTTGATCAATATATAGAGGCGCTTCACCAACAACACGTCCGGCACCTCTAACGCCAGCATGTTTACTTCGCCCCATTGTCTCTTGAACTGCCGGATTAACTACGTATGCCGCTGGCGAATTACCAAAAGCTTTTGCACCTTCTACAAGCGAGGTAACAGGGTCGCGTTGAATACGTTCGTAAGCACGTGCCCTGCGTGTACCTGCAGTCATTTGCTGTTGTATTTCTTGAGGCGTTAATTTTCTATCTGGCATTATTGTCCTCCACGACGTTGAGTAATTCCATAGAATCCTAGTACGCCTAATCCAGCACCTCCAAGTCGTCTAGCTGCAGCTGAACCCTTGCGAGGTTTTGGTGCTTGTGCTGCTGGCGTTGGTGGTTCTGGTTGTTGTGGTCTTAAAGCTGGTGGCCTTGGAAGTAATGTGCTATGTTCTGAACTTACAGTACGACTCGTAGGTGCTTTGCTTGGTTGATTAATTTTAGTTCCACCAGCAACTTTAACTACACCACTTGCACGTTGTACTCTTTGTACATCACTTGACCTAGCAGGTTTTTGTGTAATACTGTCCGGAACGTTTTCAAAATCTTTGGAATTTTGAAGAGCGCGTATAGCTGATCTTGGTCCTGAAAAATCAACCCATCCTTTACCTTTAACATATGCAACAAAATATGCTCTAGCTGATGCATCTCGTTTTGCTTTAGCTTCTGCTTGACGTGCCGCATTTGCCTCAATGGCTGCTTTACGCCTAGCTTCATCTTTAGCCTTTTTCTCCTCTGGGGTAATTGTTGCAGCATTACCTCGTTTAATGTTTTGTCTAATATTTTCTTCAGCTATATCTGGTGCAGCTTCTTTAGCGTATGCAGAAATATTAGCCTTGGCTTGCTTGTGTACAGTAACCTGTGTTTCCATATCGTCGCGTATATACGCATCTAGCCACTGGTCAAGATTGCGTAAAACAATTTGTCCTTCAGGCGTAGATTCATCTATGTATGGGTATTGTTTTAATATCTGCTTTGTAACAATATTTTTTGTTGCCGTTAAATCAGCTTCTGGATCTAATATTGCATTTTTTGCTTCCATGTCATTGATTATTGCTCGTCCAGTTGCTGTGACACCATGCCAAGTTGTATCAAAGTCTTTGTAGATTAATCCCTTTACATTTTCTACCTCACTTCGTTCTACATTTGTAATTGCTCTGTCTTCAATGCCAGTGGCTCTACCACGAGATGACGACGCATTCATTGCCCATGCAACTCGTGGTGATGGAGCGGTAGCAGCGTTAGATGAGTATGTATTAAGCCACCCTAATAATTGTTTGCCTTTATATGGCGTCATTGTTGTGAGATAACGTTCAAAATCAGCAAATGTAAATCTGCCATTTTCTTCAACTGGAATACCCGTAATTTCTGAAAATGATGACCCGCGTTCATCCATGTCTGGAGCATCTTTAATTAATCCCATAATGTCACGTGCAAACCCATTCATCTGTAATCGCACGTAATTGTCATCTACACCAATAGACGTTGTGTCCGCATTTGCCGATTGAAGCGCACCTTGTTCTGCAACAACTTGAGCACTAATGGATTTACGTCGTGTTACTGCTCTTCCAGCAACATCTGTTACTGGAACCCATGATCCGGCCTCATCTTTTTGAAAAACAGGAGTTGTAACTACACCATTTTTTTGTACATAAATTGGCTTTGATCGAATTGGATTTCCATCTACGTCTTCCGCAAATCCAACTATACGACTTCCACGTTGCACAACAGATCGATTTTGCGCAGAAAAATAATGTGGAATATCCACACCAGATTTACCAGCAACCCACGCACCGATCATATCTACAGCCTGTGCTGTACGACCCTGACCTGTAAGTGCTTTGATTGGTTGACCGTAATCTACTTCACCACCCTTGCTTCGGAATAATATTCCTCTGTTTGTGCCAACTTCAATTCCAGATTCAAGTTCTGCACGTGCGGTATCCCTAGCATCTGTCAGCGTTGTTAAAAGTAATTTAGCATTTTCAATATTGTCATTTGACACAACACCTGAGTCTATATTTTTCTTTAGTTCATGTATTGCTACATCCAATGACCTAACAGACTCATCCCATGAATCGTCAGGCACAAAATTCATTTTGTCGTCAACATTTGGCGTAATAAAATGAATTAGGTCATCTGAATATCGTTGAGCTTCTCCTAAACGCAAATCTTCTGGTGCATTTACAAACGCGTTGTACGTTGATTTAACATCTTCCGCACTCATAGGCAATCCAAGCAATGATGGATTGATTCCGTGTAATCCTGCTAGTCCAGCAATTACAGGGCGACCCGACGACAAACCACTGTTAGATTCTTGTTGTCTTTTTGTTGCATACAGCGTTTTAATTTGTCGTGCGCGGTAGGCCTCAATGCGCTGACGACGAGCACCGCCAAAACCTGTCATTTCATAAATAGGAGCTGTATACGGATCTTTAAATGTACTAGATTGTTCTCCATATATACCGACGTCAGATGTGTTTTCAGGGCCAAAAATTAATCGTAACTGATCATCACTAGCATATGGTGCTAATGCACGTGCAGCTCCTTGAGGGTCATTGGCAGTCAAACGACTATCTATAATGTTACTTGCTGCAGCAAATTCTGTTTCACGTCCTTTGTAATTAAAGTCAAACAGGTTGGTTATAAAACTTTTTCCAGAATAACTAGCAGCTAAAGTTTTCATCATTGCGTCACGCGCAACGCCGGGTGCCATATTAACAATTGTCCCAATATTGTCATCTGCTACTGGAATAAGACTAGCAATATTCCTCTGCATATGCCTAATCCACGGAGCTGATGTAGTTGATAAATCACCACTAGACATTAATGGTTCTAAAAACCGCATGGTTAAAGTATTTTTTGCTGACACAGCAGGTGCTAAATTTTTGCCGGATTGCAAATCTTTCATGACTGCAGCACCACTAGTTTTAATTAATTCACCTGCAGCAAAATCACGTGCTTGCAAACGTTCAGCCTGTTTTGCAACTCCAGCATCATTTCCACGTTTAAAGTATTTTTCAAAACCCGGCGTACTGCCAAGCATGTCTTCAAAATCGATATCAGTTTGCACTTTAATAGGCATTCCAACACCAGCCATACGCTGATTTGAAAAATAGCGTTGTGCTTGCTGCTGTTGCAAAGATCCATCACCAGACCTAACGCCCAACATAAATGCTAGTCCACCACGAGCAACCTTTTGCTGGTTACTGCCAGTTGACTCTTCAGCAAGTTGAATAGTATTTTCAAGTGCTTTAAACGCTGTTGAATTTGTTATGTCTTCAATCTGGCTAGTTAAACGATCATATTCCGACCTAACATAGCCACTGATGCCTTTAATGTTTTTGCCTTGAGCTTTTAATTGTTCTCCAACTACATCCATTGTTGCGCCAGTCGTACCTCGCAACGCTTGTGCAACGGGATCACTTTCAATTAATGGTAATGTTTCCATTACAGCGTTTACATCACCGCGAACTAATGCATTTTGCTGTTGTCGTAATGCATTAATTTCTCGTGTTATAGATGTGTAAATTTGCTTAAGTGGTGCTAATGGATTAACACCAGAGAACTTTCCTGTTGCAGCTGCAATTACACGATCTGCAATTTCTAATGATCGATTTACTTGATTTTCATTTTGATCAGCAAAAATTGGGTCAACTGGATTAAATTTACCTAACAGTGTAGATGCTCTACTTGGTTCTTTAGATTGTTCTGTAGAACTAAATCCTTGGTTTAACTGATAATCACTTGTAAAGTCTTCTGGCCTAACTGGTGTGCTTGGTGCATTTGGATTTATCACTCCACGCAAATTACGTGGTTTTGGCATCGGGCGTTCTTTTTCTAATGGAACACCTGCATCTGATGGTTGAGCTGCAATACGTGCTCGATATTCTTCTGGCGTTAAATTAGTTGGAATATCTAGATCGCCAGCAGCATCTGACATATTACGAGGATCCGAATAAGATCCAGTTGCCACAGGAGGTATAGAAACCGGAGTTGGAGTTGCAGTAGAAGCTGATGCACGAGGTGGTAAAGATCGCCCTCTAGGTGGCATTGCTCTTCCACGCGGTGCGCGTTCTGGATTAATTGGCCCCTGCCCCAACGCTAATAATGCCATAGGGTCTTGTGCTGTTGGTGCTGTTGGTTCAGCATCAGGTTGCACTGGCCCCTGTCCGGCATTACTAGCTTGCGCTGGTGTTCCCGGTACAGGAGGAGGTGGCATCTGCGGTAACGTACCACCTTGTGTTTGTCCTGCTTGCGCAGGTGCAGGAGAAGATGTAGGCGCAGCCTTTTTCTTTTCCTCATCCATCATCATGTTCATTAACGCAGATGCCATATTTGTACCTATCTACCCATTAACTTCTTACGCATTGGTGATACGTATGAACCATTGGATCGCTTTACTTCGGTTCGCGGACCAGTTGATGCTTTTCCTAATGGCCTATTAACAGCTGGAGTTGTTGCTTTGCCACGAGGAACATTGGTTGAAGCTCCAGTAGACGTTGTTTGTCGTCCTGCAACTTTTCCCTTTTGAAATCCATTGTATTCTGCATCTCCAACATCGCGAGCACGACGTGCTGCCATTGCTCCAACACCAAGTGCAAATCCAGCACCAAATCGCGCAACTGGACTTTTAGCTGCAGCTTTACCTTGTCGTGCCACAGTATTTGCTGCATTTTTACCACGGTTAACAGCTTGACTGACAACAGCTTTTGCACGAGCTTGCGGAGAATTTTTTTCTGCATTTATACGTGCTTGTTGTGCAGCTGCTGCTGCGTTTGCGCGACGTCGAGCCATCATGTCGCGCATTTCTTGGGATTGTGCTAATTGACGCGCATTTGCTTGTCGGCCTGATATTTCGTCACCACGTTGTCTAGTAAAACGCCCAGCTTGAATATCTTGCTTTAAAACTTGACGAAATGGCTCTGTTAATGGACGACCTGCGGCAGCAGCTGCTTTTTCTGCAGCTTGTGCTTTACGAGCAGCGTTAATGCCAGCTTTTTGCACTGCTAAACCACCTGCAGTTTGTGTGCGTCCATTAACTTCACGTTCACCATATCGTTCACGGTGATACGGTTTTGCTGTCTTGTCATAACTTCCAGACGCCTTTACAGGTGACTGGAGATCAGGACGTTTGTATCCAGCAGCGCGTTGCCCCATTGGCTTAGGTAGTGGCGCTTCTTTTTCTTTTGCCCGTGGTAAACCGTCTGTAATACTGTACCCCTTACCTAGTGCTGATCCCGGTTGACTTGTTTCGGATCTAGCGTCAGTTCGATGCAATGCACCAATTGGATACGGCTGTACTGGTATTCCGTTAGGTTTGTAACGTTTTTCCGTTGCTGGTTTTGATGGAGGTGTTGCCTCACGTTTTCCAGCGGTTACTTCGCGTGTATTTGCCGCTTTTGCTTGCGACATTTTCTTTTTGTTTGCGTCATCTGCGCCCGATGCAACTGTTTGTGGCATAGTGGCACCTCCTATTTATTAGCACGTCTGGCAGCTATTGCTTGACTGCCAATCATGAGTGCAAGCATTCCGCTTGCTGGTCTGGAACCCCTGCCACGCAGTTGAACCATATTGTGACCTACAGAACGTCCACGAGCATCGTTTTTGATAGCTTGCTTAGATCTCGGTGCATTATCACGTGGGTCTATTCGACCGTATGTTTGTTGTTCTTCGCCACCATAATAACCACGTTTACGGTTTTCTAATTGATTCGCAATACGCAACATATAACCTTGCTGCGTTTCATTAGGCCGTACGGGAGGAGGTTCTATGCCATGCGCCCGCCATTTGTCAATATGTGCTTGTGTTTGCACAGATATTTTTTGCGGTCGCCCAGATGGAGATATAAAACGAAATTCTTCTTCCATCGTTACTACTTCTTTTTGTTGCCAGCTTTTACCATTTTGGATAATGTCGGCGTCGTTCTTGCATTTGGTGAATTAAAATCATTCTTTCCAACTTGCTGACGAACATAATGCTGCCGTGCTTGTTGCCCAATGATGTCGTTTTGTCGCTGACCACGATCCATCGCAATCTCGTGGCGTTTATTATCAGCACGTTCTAAAGCATCTTGATATTTACTTTCGCTATAGAATCCACGACGTTCATTCATTGACGCACCAACTGCTTTAGCACGTGCACGATCTCGCATACTCGGAAGAACGCCATTATCCAACATCATCGTCATGCGTTCTTCTTGGCGTCGAGAATCATTAATTCTCTTTACAGGATCCATACCTTGAAGTCGCATTGTGCGAGCATTACGCACGGGGTTACCCTGAGCATCAGTTGTGTAATATTCTGTTGCGTAATCTGACGATCCAGCCATACCTACATCACGTTTACGTGGCATAATTGTTCTCCTTATTTTCCTGCTCGCCTGTTCGCTATTGCTTGACTAGCCATCATCATAGCAAGCATTCCACTTGCAGCTTTACCTCTTGTTGCGGACTGTTTTCTTGCACTTAATTTTGCTCGCATTTTTGCGGTATCTTCTGCCATATGACGTGTTTGTGTACGACTATCAGCTAATCGTCCATCTCCTCCACGCTCACGATCAACTTGTCCACTCCATGAACCTAAATCTTGTGTTCCGGGATGTACAAATGAACCACCTTTTTGTTTCCCATTATTCTTTTTTGCCAATGCATCAAACGATGCTCTGCTATTATATTTAGGGACTGGATTACGATTATCTAAATTCTGAGGCATAACGGTTCTCCTTATTTCACGCGACGTAAGTTAGGATTACGTCGTTTTGCACTAGCAGAGGCTTTACGCGATGATGCTGCTAATATTGCACCCGCTGCGCGATTACTAATCCCCTGTTTTGAAGCAATCTTAGATTGAACAGCTTTAAATCCGGGATGCTTATCTTCTCCACCCGGACCATATTCAGCACGTTCGTGTTGAGCTTGCGCACGAGGAGAAAGTCCTTTTTTGCTATACTCACGTTTTTCCGTTTTTTGCATAGCTTTACTCATGCCCATTAAGTGTGACATCATTGATGATTTCATTTGCAGTTCCATGCCCTCAAAGATTTATTAATCCTGCTATTTGGATCATTAGCTGTTTTTGACGAGGTTCGTTTGGCTTTCATGCCGGACATTCTGGCACAAAAAGAGGCACGACGTCCTGCGTCTGCCTTAGTTGTTGGGTGTGGAGCTGGCGGTTTTAAATTTGCGCCTGTTGTACGCTTAAAATGTGCTCTACCAGCAGCGTTAAGACCACCAGAAGGGTCTTGATATTTTTTTACTACTCCCATTGTTCACCTCTATGCATTATACATAAAAAAGACCCGCTATATGCGGGTCGTAATGTTTAGTCTGCAAATGGATCATCAATATCACTCGTGTCTATTGCACCTGCTAGCTTTGGATTTGGCGGTTGATTATCACTATCACGCCTAGAATCGAGCAGTTGCCAGTTGTCAATAATAATCTTAACGGTTTGTTGCTTAGCTCCTTCTTTATTTACAAATTGCTCTAATTGAATCTTTCCAACAATACCAATCAAACGTCCCTTTTGTGCATACTCAGCTAACGCATCTCCTTGTTGCCCAAATGCAGTACAACTGAAAAAATCTGTTTCTTTTTCTCGTCCTTTACGGTCAACTGCAACACGAATATTGCATACAGACTTACCGTTAGGTGTTTGACGTGACTCTGGATCGGCAACTAATCGACCGACAATTGTGCATTGATTAATCATGATACTATGATTATATCAGATGTATTACATGAAAACGGAGGTTTGAAATATGAGTTGGTTTAGCAAGACATTAAAAAAACTTAGTGGTAATCGCGTTCCAGAAATTGATTTTTCGGAATCATTTATTGCTAAAAATGTAACAATTATGACCGTGCAACGATTACTATTAGAGTTAGATGACGACGATCTTCGCAGACTCTGGCACATGATTGGAAATGAGCTGGCGAAACGTAAGAACCAATAAAAACTAAGAGCACTGATTTATTCAGTGCTCTCTTCTTCTTTCATCCAGTACTTTTTAAAAGCTTCTGTTGTGCTTGGAAGTACTTGAGTAAGTACATTCCAACAATCTGTTGCCACTTCTCTATGTTCTTGTTGCGTATGGCTATCCATGCGCACTTTACAGTAGTGTAACCAGTCTCTAACAGTGCCTTTCATGTACAAACGAGTGCCTACGCACAATGGAAGAACCATTCTAGCTGATTCTAAAGCTACACCAGATTCTACGAGATTGTTATAAGCTCGTATAGCAACCAAAATTGGAGCAAGCGCTTTATTATCCATCTCAAATTGGGTTTCTTGATCTTCAAAATTAACACTCCCTTGTCGATTTGAGCTTCCTTTGCGCCTCATTTTTGGTAAATCTAGCTCAATTTTACTTACATCAGCATATCGTTGGCTAAATTCTTGAAAATGAAAGCTCCTGTGCCTAAGAATTTGCGCTGAAACAGCCCTAGAAGTGTAAATTTCCATGACAACATCAACCATTTCAAACACAGACCAGTGCCCATCTCGCATAC